TCAAATTTTTAATCTATAATTATTTTCCTTTCCAACTATTTCAACAGTATAATCCTTTGCCATTTCAATTATTCTACTTCCTATAGCTTCATCAAAATCTAGGAACCTTTCTACAGTAAATTCAGAACTAACTATTATAGGTAAATAATTCATATATCTATAATTAATTATTTCAAACATTATATTTGTATCAGATTCATTTACTTTACCCTTAAATAAATCATCTATAAGAAGAAGCTTTGCCTTTTGGTACTTAGATAAAATCTTACTATAATATTCTTCATCTATCACATTTTGTTTTATTTTTGTTATAGTATTTCTATAAGGCATATATACAACTGGAACTTGTTTTTTCCTTAAAAAATTTACAGCTAAAGCTATACTTAAATGAGTTTTGCCGCTACCCACCTGCCCTATAAAAACAATACTATTTCGCCTTGTATTTTTGATTTTATCAAAGTTTTTATAGTATTGAATGGCTGTATTCTTTGCTAATTCAGTTGTTTCATTATAGGATTTATAGTTTGAAAAGGTATGTTTAGATTGCTCTGTATTTATTCCTGCTAAATTCCACATATCTTTAGCTCTTTGCATTTCATAGCAGCTACACCTTCTGCAATAAACTCTACCTTCTTTATCTATATTAGTTATCCATGTACTACCACCGCATTTATTACAAACTTCTTTATATGAGTCCCTTGCACTCTCTATCCCTTTGTAATTTAGGTTTTGGTGGTTTATGCTCAGACCATTTTCTCTTTGATTCTTTATCTTCTCCATTATTCTGTTTATGCTCGTTTTTAGTGTCATCAAAATCGCCACCTTTTACCTTCTTATTTTCCATCACACTACCATTTATTTTCCAGTTTTCTAAAATCCCCTTAATATACTTATAAGTATGTTTACCAAATTCATAATTAATTATTTTTATTAAATCCTAATTGAACAATAAAAAGATTATTGTAAAACTTTATGTAACAAAAATCTTTTAAAAAAATATTTTAATAGTATGAGGATAAATTAGGAGGGTTACAACGGTCAAAAAATTATATAAATAATTATAAAACATGTTTAATTAAGACCTATATAAATTTGGGGGTGGATTTTTAATGAAGGTTGTAGTTATCGGCGGCGGTTGGGCCGGATGTGCAATACATCTAAAATTGATGCTAACAAAAACGTACTTGTTTTGGCCAAGTACGTTTTTTATTTATGTAATATAAATATTATAACATTATTTTTTTCTAATGATAACCCTTCGTTCCCCATTTATAATTACAACTTTAATTATCATTTGTCCATCCCCTATATCTTTATTATATTATTATTTTAACATAATTTTTCTCAGTCACACTTTTTGAAACTTTTCCCGTATTTGTTCTTTCGCTTTCTTGCGTTAATTTCATAATAGCATTTTTACCCAATATTGTAAAGAACATTTGTTCTATAAACTTATTTTATTTTTTGTTTTGTCACACAACGTGACATTGATTATTACCAATAATCCCTAATGATAAAATTTTTATTTGAGGTGATTATATTGGTATTTAAAGATAGACTAAAAGGATTGCGGGAAGATAAAGATTTAACCCAAGATCAAATCGCAGATATTCTTAAAATAACACGCTCTGCTGTAGCTAACTATGAAAACGGTATTCGTGAACCAGACATTTCTTTATTAGTAAAAATAGCTGACTATTTTAATATATCCCTAGACTATCTTTTGTGTAGGACAAATAAAATGGAACCATTTTATAAATCTCATTCTAATGATTTAAAAACTAAATAAATTTAAACTTATTTTGCGCAGATGCATCTTACAGGTATATAATAGCACAAAAAGTGTTCGCTGCGAGCGATTCGCTCGACCAAATTTTGTATAATTTTTAATATATTATATTATTACATTTTTAACTATTATTTTCCATGATTTATGCAATGATTTTCTATTATATATTAAGTTATACTTAATTTTGGTGATGAAACTGTGAAAATTAATCTTAAAAAAATTCGTGAGGAAAAGAATATTAGCCAAAGTAAATTAGCAATATTGGCTGGTATTAGCAGAAGTTATGTTTCGGAAATTGAATCAGGCAAGAAAACACCATCTTTGGATATGCTAGAAAGAATCGCGCAAGCCCTAGAAGTATGCACAGCACTTTTATTAATAAACAATAAAGATTGCTGTAATTGTACTAGACATAAAGCTAAGGAGGCAAAATGTGAAAAATAATGATATTGGAAAACTTATAAGAAACAATACTAAAAAATTAATTGATAAAAAAATAATAAAAAACGAAAAGAATTTTGAAGATCTGACACTTGACCAAGTAGAAAAGGTTGCACATGAACTTAATATATGCATTATGGATATAATATGTTGTTACTGCCCACATGAAGACTGTATAATAGATGATACTCAATTGTGTAAATATAAAAATCTCTAGATGTTAATTACCTAGAGATTTTTATATATTTAAGACTGATTTTCTTCTTCATCTATATTTAACACTTTTGCTGTACTGTTATTTGTGGTAAATGGCATAGTAAAGATCCCTATATCTAATTCTGTTTTTGCTATTTCTCTCCTTAATTCTTCTATTGTATAAATTCCATAACTCTCATTAAGAATTTTCCAAAGCCTTTTCATTTCTTCGCTCATTTTTTACCTACTTTCCTCCTTAAATATTTCTAAAATAACATTTAAAATTAAAACGTTTTTGATTATAGTTATATTATAATATAACTTACACTATTGGTGGCGGTAATTTTGTAATACCTGCCCAATATCCATTTTCATATTTAATTAAATTTAAAGAGTAATGCCTTTTTAAATTAAATAAATCCTCAAGTGTAAATCCTTGCTGTTGGAACTCTTCTTTTAATTCATTATAATTTGTTTTATCTGATCCACTTATTAATATATAACTTGTATTAGCAGTCCTTAACTTCTCTCTTATTTTTAGTTCATTAATATACATTGTTGATATTATAAACTTACCAGCAAACTTAGCGCATTGACTGAGCTTTTCACCTACAAATATTTGAGAACTATTTAATTGATTTAATTCATCTGTAATAATATTTACTGTTGTTCTATCATACCTATTAGGTATTTTAGCAGCTCTCATTTGTAATGCTAACCATATTTTCGTAAGCCAATAAGTAGTTATAATATCACGTTCTTCAGGTGTCCCAAATCTGTTCTCAGGCATTTTTATAAATATAGCTTTATTCTTTTGTATTTCATCAGCTAAATTAATATTATCTTTAGTATCTTTCTTAAGCATAAGTTCTAGCACTGTATTTTTCTTTAATTTATTAACTCTATTAAGTATTCCTTGAACATAACTTATTCTAGTTCCTATTACTTCAGGTGTATTATCTTTATTCCCTTTGCTCCATTCATCTAATTCTTGTAATGCTAAAACATATTCCTCTACATTTTCTTTTTGCTCTTCTGGAATCTTATTAATATACTCATATCTCAGCACATGATTCTGTAATATTTGAAACACATCTTTTATAGGACCATTATTAATAAAAACAACTATAGCTGCAGCATCTAAGTATCTTTCCATTCTTGCCTTTAAATCACTATCATCATTTATAGAGTTAATTAAATACTCTAATTGATTAGTTTTAAGTTTAGCATTATTATATTGCTCTAGAGGTTCTTCTGTTTCAATATCCAACTCATTATATCCTAATCCTTCTAGGTTCTTAAAATTACTCAAATCTATTTCAAGTATTTTTTGATCTGGAACATATTTCTTTATATCTTCGCTCAGACCACAGTTCTCTATAAAATCTAATACCACTACACATTCTCCAGCTTTTAAACTATCATGAGATAAATTACATAATGCTGTTGTTTTGCCACTTCTAGTAGGGCCAACATAAACAAATGCTAAGTTTTTATAGTCCCTATCTGTAGTAAAATAAGCTATTTGATTTTTCCCTTTGAAAGTATGATTGCCTAATCTCTTTGTACCATTTTGCAGTTGTGAAGGTATTTCAGTTTCTAAAACATCTATTTTTTTAACACTGCTATACTTTTGTAATAAATCTTTTCCTGGTAGCTCTAAGAAGTTTTGACATTCACTCGTACTCATTTTATTAACTTCAATATTTTTTAATGTAAAATCCGTTGGATTAAAGTCTGTTTTAACTTTCTTATATATAAGTTCATTATCATTGCTTATTGTATTAAAACTATTCATAACGGCTATAGCATTATTTCGTTTGTTAGATAAATCATTTGATTCACTCATAACAAGTATTTGTGTGTTTAATATAGTTGCTTCTTTTTTATTAACTGTAGATGTTGTTAATTTTTTCTTATCATCTAACATAAGTGAAGTTACAGCAACTTCTGTCAATGTAGTTTTGGGCTTTGTCTTTCCTCCTAAAAATTCTGTTATAGCATCTGCAAGTTCATTAATCATGTCTAAAATAAAATTAGTTGTTACCTTTAATATATAATTAAAATTAAACTTTTCCTTATCAACTGGGTAATTTTCTCTTATTCTTTGAATAGTTCTATCATGCTCTTTTCTCCAAACTCTTTGTCCTGTTGGAATAAAATTATAAAAAATTCCTACTTTATCACCTTCATGCATTATGTCTAAAACATTAAATATACTATTCAAAGGTTCATTGCATTTTTTATCTAGATTTAAACTTAAAGCATCTTCCTTAGCATAAACAAGTTGATGTTTCAAACAGCTTTTATCAAACTGAGGAATATCCTCTACAGTTTCTATTGTAGCTCTTCCCCATACAGCACTTATCTTTTCTTTCATTAGTTGTTCATATCTAGTTGGTACTATAAAATAAAATTCAACATTATTCTTCTCAATGTAAATATAAAAAGATACTTTTGCTGGACATTCATAGGTCCATGCCTTTGCTTCTTTGTGTATTCTATTTGTAATAGTTCTGTGCAAAGTCTGAATCGTTTTAGCAATAGTCGCTGAGTTGTAATTACGAATTGATGTATCTGGTGTAATTTTAAGATAAGTATAAGTTGGTTTTATTATTTTAAAATAGTCGTTTATTTTTATACTTCTAACTTTTCTAAAATCGTCTAAAGTTAATTTAAACACTCTATTTCCTCCTTAAATTACTTTAGATAAACATTTAATCATAAAATATCCAGCCATGCTGCCTATAGTTATTTTACTGCCTTTTTTATATCCCATAGAATAAGATAAAAAGCCAACTAAGGCTATAACTAAAAATATATTCATAGAATTTTGATCTAATTTTTGCCACATAGGTTTTAATAAATGGCTTGGGTGCCAGAAGTAATCATTAAAAGTACTTATATTATCAACTAATATTTTTAAATTTTCTCCAATAGAATCTGTTTTATTAAAAAATTCTTGTGCTGATTTCATTCCTGGTAAATTATTGCCATCTATCAATGGTGTTTTTGGTGTATTTCCTAACTCACCATATGGAGCTATTGATGTTATAAAATTTAATATGTTCATAAATATCCTCCTATCTTTTTGAAATAGCATCTATCCATAAGAAATATTTAATTAGAAATGTTATAGCTCCAAAAGCTAAACCATATTTAAATAATATTTTACCTATAGCCTTATGATCTCCATCATTTAGAGATTCCAGAATATCTTTGACTGCAAATCCAGCCATAATCCACATAGCACCTGTTTTTATAACTTTCCATACTTCAAATCCTATGTTATTGGCAGAATTTATTGCATCATCTGTACTAGCTAAGACTATATCAGGCAAGATGCATTGAGTTATAATAATTGAATTTATAATTAAAGCTATTTTTCCCATTGTTCTTAATAATTTTTTTCTCTTATTATTGTTTTTGCGTTTACAATATATAAAAGCAATTTTCATTCTAATCCTCCTGAATAAATTGATTTATAATTGGAAATATTATATATAAGTGAAGGGAAGTGTTTTTAATGTTCACAGGTTTTTTAGTTGCTGCTAGTGCATATGTTATAGCAAATGGTGTGCTTATACTCTTATATTAGTTATTAATTATTCGTAAACACTAATGGATTTTATATAAAATAGTAACATTTTAAAAATTGATAGCATAAGCTAGAAGTGTAAGGCAGTGTAGCGAGAGCAAATGAAGTTCACTTTTAGCGACATGGGATAAGTCTAACCTTTTGGTTGGGCTTTATTTTTTTGCTTATATATCAATTTTATCTTTATAATTATGTCTAAATTCATTACCTAAACTTTTGCATTTTAAAAAGCATTCTATAGCCTTTTTTACAAAGCAACTCTTATCATTTTCAGTCATTACATAATCATATAGTTTAAGATCTCTTTCATTTTCCTTAAAACTTACTTGAACTCTTTTAGCCAAAATATACATCTCCTTTTTAATTACTTTTACACACATTTAATTACTTTTCAGCATTTATACTTAAAAGTCTGTATACACCTTTGTGTGTATTTTTCATTATTTTAATATATTTATATGTACATATACGCAAAAAGTTGACTATTTAATCTATAATTTATACTAAAAAGTTTTTTATTTGATTAATTAATCCTTTTAAAAGTAAAAAAAAGAACAGTTCTTACTGCTCTTCCTCATAAATAATATCTTCTATATGCATATTTAATTTTTTAGCCGCCTTATATATTACTTCTAAACTAGGTTGGCTTTTATTGGACTCATATCTGCTATACTGTTGATTATTAATTTCTAAAAAATCTGCAAAATCTTTAGCAAATTTATATCCCCTTTTTAATCGTATTTCCAAAAATCTATTCTTAAGATTCACATACACCACCCCATTCCAGTATATGTAATTATTCTAGAAATGGGGTAAGAATCCTTTATTTCTTCATTTTACATAATAAATATAAAAATGTATAATATTATCATAAAAAGTATTCTAGGGGGATTGAAATGAAACTTAAAAAATTTATTACACTAATTATTTTTATATTAGTTATTAGTCTTATGAATGGTTGTGGCAGCAATAATAGTAACAAAAATAATAATACAAGCAATACTACTAGTAATTCAAGCCAAAAAAAAGATATTAAGTATGATAATTTACAAAAATTATATTTAAGTATAAATTCAAATATGTCTTACTCAGAAGCTCTTGAAAAAGTAAAAAAGACAAATTTACCTTATAATGAGACTATTCATAATACTATTGATGGGAATAAATCCAAAACTATAAAAATTGCATTTACGAAGGGGGCCGCTTATGAACATCATGCTGATTCAGGTGATTATATAGATATAAGTTTTGAAAAATGTAAAGAAAATAATACTTATTTATTTAATAATATAGAATATAGTAATAACAAAAAAGCTATTACTATATTTGAATACAAAAAGGGGGTATACTGGGATTTTAGAGATAAAAAGGATGCTGGATTATACATAAATAACTATAAAAATACTTCTGGAAGTAAAGAAGAAAAATATATAAAAGCATCAAGCAAAGAAGAACAACTTAAATATATATATAATTACAGTGAATAATTTTTGCATAGTGTTATCTTTTAAACGTTTTTTATATGATTAAAATATCCATACCTTGGATATAATAAAAATGACCAAAACATAGCACCAATATATAAATCCATACAAAAAGAACCCCTTTTATTGGGGTTCTCTTATTTAAATAATCTTTTTTCTTTTATCTAGGCTCTTAGTATCTTACGACAACGGAGACAATCGACCCAACCTGTTCCATCGTCACGTGAATGTACATCCTCCACATGTCCTAAATAATCACAACATGAATGGCTTTGTCCTGGCATTACCCTGGCATCACATACATTACAAATAAATGCTGCATGGGCAGTAGACACATTTACCCCAATTATCAATGCTGTTAAAAGACCAATTGCAATTTTTTTCATTTAGTCATCCCCCTTTATATTATTTTATCTGTTAAATCATTTTAACTTAACAGACTCTTATTATATAATTTCTACATTTATACAATTTCACCTTTATAATTTTCCCCAAATATTCATACATTTTACATCATTTTTCAATAAAATAATACAAAAATGGTGCTATCAAAACACAACACCAATATATAAAATTCCATACAAAAGAACCCCTTTTTATTGGGGTTCTTTTCTCTAAGCAAGGAGGTTGCCTAAATTATGGGTAAGCCGTTAAATTTAATATTCTACATATGTTAAAAAATTCCTTTAAGGCTTTCGAATAAATATTTTGTAATTACAAATACTTAAAATGTACTATAACTTATATTTTCTATACTTTAGTCAATAAAAAAAGAAGATAGCTCCTTAATTGTGACTACCTTCTTTTTTATTTATGCTAATTTCCTAATGCTTTAAATATTTCCTATATGATTAAAATATCTATATCTTGGATATAATAAAAATGCCGAAAACTATACCAATCTATATATAAAAAATCCATACAAATAAAAGAACCCTATTTATTGGGGTTCTTTTTATTTGGGAATACAATATATAAACGAAAACTTTATATTATTCTGTATTTTTACTATTATTCTTTTTAGTATCTACAACAATGAAATACATACTATTAACAACAAATATTTGTGAAAATATAGAACATATTAATAAATAAACCTCTGCATATAATATAATCTTATTGTTAATAGTTCCGATTATAAATTTATTTATTATAGAAATAACAAGAAGCATTAATTGTAAAAAAAGACTATAAAAGTTTCTTAGTACTAATAATTTATAATAAGTTATTAACTTCTTGTTCCTATCTGTTCTATCTGTAAGTGTCTCTTTTGCTGAATTAATATTTTCACTTGACGATGTGACTAAAATGCTTAATGAGGCAAGCCCAAAAGCTGCTAACAAAGAAGTTATATTTACAACAGTATCATTAAATTCCAATGCAAATTTAGATAAATCGCTTATATTATGATTTAAAAATAGGTATATTGCTATTGTAATAAATCCTGGAATTATTAACAAATCAAATATTTCTATTTTCTTAATGGATTTAAAAAAATTACATAATATTATACCTACTTTTTTGAACATCTTTATTCCTCACTTTCATCTACATCAACAAAAATATTGTTAAAATACTCCTTAAAATTTTTATTAACTAATTCAGTATATTTGGTTAATATATCATTTGTGTCAACTAATCCATCTACATCTAGTTTAGTATCTATATACTCACTTAATTTCATACACTCAGTATCAAGCCTTATTGCATTCTTATCTTTTCTACCTTGAATAACCATTCTGCTTATTTTATTCTTACAATTTTGATTTTGAAAATTTTTGTAATATTTTTTTACCTTCTGTTTGGAAAAAGATAAATTTTGAATAGGCTTATATGAGACCTCAACTTCATCCCTACTTATATTTTCTTCTGAAAATAATATATCTTCATCATTAGTAAGCTTTTCTTTATCAACTATAACTTTTACTAAAGATATTCTATCCATCTTCATAAGTTCGTCTATAAATTCAGGAGATGGTACAATTTCTATATTTATATAATATTTCAATAATATATCCTTTTCACTTTGTCTATTTTCTTTAATCCATTCTCTATAAATTTTATTAATATTCCTCTCTAAAATTCCGATAGTAACTGCTCCAACTACTTTTTCAAATATAAGAACTGCTCTGTTTGTATTTTTAAATATCTTAATTAAATAATGTTGCTTTTCTTCGTCACCTTCATTTTTGCCTTTTTGATAATTAGCTTTTAATGTTTTTACATCTACTATTTTTATTCTTTTATTAAATTTTATATATTTTACTAAAATCTTTCTTATATTATCCTCTTTTTCAACATTATCGATATAATAACACATATTCTTACTTTTTAAAGTATGTGTTTTATTTGTTTCTTTATTATAGAAATAATTAAAAAAATCCTCTAATATTATTTTGCTTTTTAATTCTTTTAAAATATAATCTGTACTTCCTCTTTCCATTTGTTTTTCAGAAATTAATATTTTATATACCTCAGTTTTCCTTGCTTTGCCCATATCTTTCCTCCATTATTTTATTTATATTTCACTAAATTTATGCTATAATAGAGGTATTATTTAGTGAAATATAGTTAATTTTTTAGAAACCACTTTGACGCCAATCACCAGTGGTTTCTTTCTTATATTTTAAATGTTAATATTTTCATCTTTTGTATGTTATTCTACAAATTATTATAAATTCCTTCAAAAAAATAAAAAATAAGGTACTCCCATAAAAGAGAGTACCTTTAAACTATTTATAAAAGTTTAGCTGCGTCTTTAAAAGAATCATATCTATCTGTTCCAGGTTTACCACCTATAATTATTATTTCTTTTGCCTTTAATTTTTTATCTTCAAAATCCTTTTTAAGCATCATAGGACATTGATGCTTTTGAGATACCAATACAGCACTTAAGGCATCCAAAGGTCCAAAATATAATATTACTTTATCCATATCAAAATCCTCCTTATTATTTGGCTTTATACCTAATTTTTTATTATATTCTTGCTCTAATTTATTCCATGTTTTAGTGTCCACACTACCTGTTACAGTTAAATTGCAATCCTTCTGGAACGCTTTTATAGCTGTAATAGTTCCATTGCCTATAACTCCATCAACACCAGAAGATCCTATGGGGTAACCTATAGTTACTAACATATTTTGTATTTTCATTTCTCTTGTTTCTATTGCATTTGTAGCTTTCCCAATAAAAATACCATTTTCAAAATTATTTAAATCCACTCTAGTATTTACGCCATTTATACGACCATCTTCTGTATACTGGTGTCCCACTACTGTAAATCCAGTAGCCATCGGAGAATTTACACCATAATGAGCTATCCAACCTGAATATTTTTTAACTCTACTATCTAAATTATCTCTGCCAAAATAGCCTCCTGTATATATTAGACAGTTATATCCACTTAAAGATTTAAACTTCTCTAAAAATTCTATGCATCTATCGGAAATTGCTTCAGCACTTCTATCCATACTATTAGTTTCTATATCTAATGTAGGTATTATATTAAACTGTTTGCTTTTTATAGCATTCCAGAAGTCCACTGCTTGTTGTGCTGGGTCTGTTTTCTCGCTCATGAAATGATAGAAACCAATGTTTAATCCCTGTGCTTTTGCTCCATTGTAGTGTTGGTTTAAGCAAGGATCTACATAATCTACTCCCTCAGTAGCTTTTATAATTACTATATTACAACCACTAGACTTTACAGCACTAAAATTTACTGTACCATTATGCATACTTATATCTATTCCTTTAGCCACTTTATAACCTCCTTAAAATAAAAAAAGAACAAGTATTAAACCTGCTCTTTTTTTTCTGTACTTTGTTTAATTAGTTGATTAGTATATACTGCTGCACCTGTAGCCAATATACCTTGAATTATTGCATTTGGATTTAGCCCCATTAAAGATATAGATCCAATTATCCCAACTACTAATAAAATCCACGGAATAGTCCAATCTTTAATTTTACTAGTTTGTTTCAACATAATACCTAATACATATAAAGCTGGTATTAGTATTAATGCCTGATCTATAATATAATCCATTAAATTAATTTCCATAAACATTCCCCCTAAATAAATTTAGCTACTGCTGCAGCTAATCCAGCAATAACTATATATTTTATTACTTCATATTTTAAATTCTCATAAGTTTTAGAGCTTTTACTTTGTATTTTTTCTATAGAATCAGCTATTTTTTCTATATTTTTTTCAATAGCTTCTATAGCTGTAAATATTCTATCAAATTTTTCTTTTGTTTCTCCTTTACTTATTTCTAGATCTGTAATTCTTTTTTCAAATTCTTTTCTTTGTGCTTTGCTTTCTTCAATTTGATGCCAAACAGCTTTTATTTTATCTTCTATGTTATTAATTTGTATACAATCTTTACAATCATTCATGCTGCACCTCCAGTAATTAAAAATAGACAAAATAAAAACACCTATTTGGTGTCTACTTTGCCTTTATAAATTATTTTGTTATGTCGCTTTATTTATCTATTGTGTAGTAATTATTCTTTGTAATCTTTATTTGTAATTTCCTTAAATTCTTTTTTTGTAATGCATCCCCATTTTGTGGCTTCTTCTATCTCCTCTAGTGTTAAATATCCAGGATAAAATGTTTTGTAAAATCCAAAAAGTTGTGACATTATATACTACCTCCCTCTAATTTTTGTATCTTTAGATTTAAAGTATTTACTGTACTTGCTAATTCTTTTAACATAAAATCTTTCTTTTGATTTTCTACGCTTAAATTATTTACAGTTTTTATTAACTGTTCTTTTTCTGCATCTGTATTTTGTGAAATGTCTTTTTGGTTTTCTTTTATAGTTGTGTTAATTTCATTTAATATATTATTATATTCATCTTTAGATATTTCTATGGTGTTTGGATTTTTATTTTTATCAATATCTCCATCATATTCACAAATACATAAAGTTTCATCTTGATTTAATATAAAGTATCCTTTATTTATATCTAAATTATCATATATATAATTAGTCATCATTCCTTTATATATTTTTAGATTATCAATTATTTTTATATACATTGATTTCCTCCTTATATTTATATAATACTTTTTATTATTCCGATTATATCCACCTTCATTTTTTTCATCTCACCAGTTTCTACATTAAATAAAACAAGATTATAACTGTTATTACTACATTCCATAATAATATAGTTATCTTTTACTATAAACCGTTCTATAGGTTTAATTTCATCAAAAGAAGAACCACAATCTTTTATTAATGTAAAATTTTCATTAAAAATTTGTAAGGTATAAACAGAACCTCCACCACCATTTTTAGAACCGTAAACATAAAACTTATTATCATTTGTTATATGTTTATAATAAAAATCTTCCATAAAAGAAACTTTAGTTCCATATTTGGTAGTAATTAATATTCCTCTAACTATTCTATCTTCACCACCAATTCGTATGTTAGAACCAATATACCATATAATATAATCATTGGTTATATCCTGAGGTATTACCGAATCAGGTTTAACATCTTGTGTCCAATTATGAACTGTAAAATTTGATGGTATGCTTACGGTTCGTATAAGAGTATTGTTGTTATTATATAAATATACTGAGGCTATTTTTTCAGAATCTTTTGCCCATATTCCTTCTTCTTCAACATAAGTCAAAACAGATTTTCCATCAGTATGCAACATTAGTTTATCAAATACATTTGTTTTTATTCCTTTTATAAGAGCTCCTGTAACACCAAATATATTTTTACCTTTTAATATATTTTCAGGTATTAAATTTGGATCACCGGCACCGACTTGTGGCCCATCATCATTAGTAAATGTAAATCCAGCTAAAGCTTGATTGGGTTTAAGATTTCCACCACCTCCCTTACCCTGTAATATAAAATCCACGCCATTATAACAAAGATTGTAAGGAATATTTGCTTTTAAATTTTTTATAATATTTCCAAAACAATCTTTTATATATTTAGCACTTAAATTATTTATATTTATAGTACAATTACTTGTAGAATTATTTTTTATAAACAATGTAAATCTAGTGCCTTTTTCTAAACTAGTAATTTTATCACTAACACCTACATAAGCATTAGTTCCAGTAGCTTCTACTATTGGATAACTGTCCTTCGTAATATCAGTCAAATCTGACTTAAAGGATTGAAATAAATTATCTATACTTTTATTTATTTCTTTCTGATTACCGCCTTCTAGATGTAAAAAAGTTTTATTTGAATTAATTACTGAATGATCCCAATTTAACCTACTAACTTCAGCCGTAACATTTGCCGCGTTACCTATTGCGGCATTTATTTCATATTGCCAGCTATAAGGTCCTTGTGCCTCTGGTGCATAGTAATCTCCATATTGCCCTGCACTAACATATCCATATAATATCTCACCTTCATCTGGATCTTTTGCAAATAACCCTAACTCGCAGATATAAATAGCTTCCTTTACATCTTTATTAGTTATATTACCTATTATTGTTGCACTTTTCATCTCTGGATTAGCTGTTATAGATGTTATTGGAACATCTAATTTAGGGTCTAATAATGCTAGTAAAGTAACAGGATTTTGTGTTTCAATTTGTCCTGAACCAACTTGCATTTTTGTGAAATGTATTTCTTGGCCAGCTTGTGCTTTAGCGTATAATGCCATTCCTTGATTGGTTATGGACATATTTTTAAATAGAGCCAACTTCTTCAACTCCTTTCATTTCTATTGTACTTTTAGTTATTCCTTGTACGATAAAGTATGGATTTTGTTTAAAGTTTATAAGTTCTTTAGGATTATAACTCATGTTTATAGTTTCACTTTTTGCCATGGATACAATCATACCCGAATATGGTTTAAAACCTACTATAGATTTACCTATATAATTTACTCTAACTCCTTCTGGCTTGGGCACTATGTACCCATGTTGAATTAGGTCTTGCCTAATTTGATTAACATATCCAGTGATGTAAGCATTAAAACTCATATCCTGGTTATCTTGCAGTTCTAACCCTATATCTTTAAAGATATTGTCCCAAATTTCATACATTTGTGGGATTGTTCCATCCCACATATTCATAGCTACTTTTGCTTTTAATACAAGTCTGTATGTTTCATCATCTAATACTGGATCATGCCCATTTAAGGGCTGAAAAGTTAATATTCGTTGTCTCCCTATTATAGTTCCTAATGTGTCCAATTGTTTCCCTATTGCATAATCTAAATCAAAATTAATATCTATACTTTTAGCAGCTAAATAAGCATGGTCTAAAATAGTTAAATTGCTACTTAGCCACGCTATAAATTTGGGTTTATCCCTATGTTGAGATGTTATATTATCTACATATTTTTCTATAGCCATAACATCACCTTCTAAATAATATTTGCAGTTATATAATTAATATTTCCTCTGCAAACCTCATTAAATTTTAATTCTATATCATCTGGCTTTTGTTCTTCTTCTACCCTTGCAGCAGTTATACCAGTTATAGAAAACATGGGATCCATTAAGTTTGGCATAGCTTGTAATGCTGCTCCCCACAAACTAGAAAGAGACAGGTTTGCACCTATCTCCATTGAGTTTAAATATGTTTGTAAATTTTTTTTAATAGATTCTGTTGTCTCTGTAGTATATCCGCTTAATGGTTTTATGTTTATTGTTACTTCTATGTCTATATATGTTGGTCTAAAAAATCTAATTGGTGGACCCTCAATACCCTTTATCTTTATGGATACATCTCCATTTGTATAACATCCAATTCCTTTATGAATTCTAATAGCTTCAGCGATTTCTTTATCTTCTCCGCCCTCTGCTACTACTGTAATTGAATGTGGCGGTAATCCTAATTGATCTATTTGATTTGTATCATTTTCATATACTCTAGATCTTTTTACTTTCTTGACCTGTGCTACTGCTCCGCTGGTTCCCTCTAATATAGTTAAACTGGCTTGGGCAGTGCTTTGGCTTTGTCTTTTTCTTAGTTTAGGGTCCTCTTCTACATAGGCACCCAGTTCAGCATTTACTTCATTATAAACGCCATTCCAACCAAAGGTTGGATTGTATATCTCTGTTATATCTCCTGGGTTTGCAACTATAGGACCAGGTATTTGACATACAGCCATAACTTCTATTTGTCCACTTTCTGGTATGGTAACTGTATAAGGTAAATTCCATTTTATATTACCTTTGTCTGTAACTATGCCATTTTTAATAGTAGTATTTTTTACCCCACTAATAATTACTGGACATTTACTATAATCTTTTGCTTTTCTTTTTATCCCATTTATTTTTACTATGCTATCTAGTCCTGTACCTATTGCTGTATTAGGTGCTCTATTATTATAAACAGATTGGGATATTTGGAAAGCATCATATATTTTCTCTGAAACAGTTGCAATCCATTGATAATCCTGGCTATCTTCTCCAAGATATATATCTTGGCCAAAGATTAATCTTGCATCTTCTATAAGTCTATCTCTTACATCAATATAAGTGGGCATGTGAAATCCACTTCTATCAATAAATGGGCTAAAATAGGGCATTGACATTTCCTCCTTTTTAATATAATGTATCCATATAAGTTGCAACATACAAATTACATGGAGGTTTTTTATGATTGAATATAAAACAAGAACTATCTATTATGCAATCTTTAACGGAATTACTTATTACAAGCAATCAGATGGATATTATAGAACTAATAAAAAAGGATGTATTCCAGCTTTACATCATGCAGTATGGGAATTTCATGGTAATAAAATAATTAAAGGTTATGATATCCACCATAAGGATTTTGATAAAGATAATAATGATATTGAAAACTTACAACAATTATCGCATGAAGAACACGCTAAAATTCATTATGAGCATAATGATGTAATACATAGAAGATGTAAAAAATGTGGGAATGAATTCACTACAGGTAATACAATTAATCCATCTTCTATGTGTGATTCATGTAAAGAGCTACAGCTAAAAAACTATAAATATAAGTGGACTCAGGAAAATAGAGAAAAATTAAATAAAAACTTTTTAGAAAAATATCATTCAGACAAATATCGAGAAATAAGAATATGTGAATTATGTGGGAAGGAATTTTCCACATATAAATATGGTCCACAAAAACTTTGTTCTCGTAGCTGTGCTGCAAAATCAAAATATAAAAAATAACTATTTTAAAAATTCATCCCAATAAGGACATCTCCATATTGGGATATTATTACACAACTAAATGAATAGTTTCTATTTTCAATTTTACTTTCAAATTTCTTTATACTAATAACTCCTTGAGTTTTTGATATTCTTTCTTTAATTATGTTATCAACTATAATTTTATTGTCCATACTTGCTGAATTACCTAATATATCTTGAAAAAGTGGTAAACCTTCTTCTTTATTTTCCCACCATTCTTCTTTTAATAATAAAAGACGTGTCTTTACTGCTTGAGATACCGCATAGGTACCATAGGTTATATTCTGTTGGCCTTTGCCAAAAGAATAATCACCGTTTCCATCTAGTATCCTATATCTCACGAGTTAACACATCCTTTCCATTAAACTTAAACTTTGATGTATTTACATTAATTTCCCCCGGTTTAATGTCTATAGATGAAGTACCATCTATAGTTCTTAATTGACATGAATTTGTTGAATAATTTTCTATTTTATTTGGTTGGCTCCATGTTCCTAAAATAGCAAAACCATCACTTAAATCATGTCTTCTCTTTTCTATTTGGTTTTGAATACCTCCATAAGTAAACCATGCATCTATGCACATGTCTGAAAATATAATCAGACATTCATCTCCTTGCTTTACTGGCATTGTAAGACAATATTCTCCTGCTCTAGGAATAATTATAGGTACATCTAATAACAGTGGTAGGTTAGCCCACTCCTTTGTAAAATCTGGTTTAGTTATATGCTCTCTTAATGCAAGTTGTACAGTTACTGTTTGTGTTTCAGAATCAAAGCTTTGAATAATTCCAGGACAGGCAACTCTTAAAACATTTTTCCATGAATCCCCCATACTTCTAAACATTTCAGTATCAGAACCAATAAGCTCATTTATATTTCTATTTCTCACTAAATTATCACCACCTAATTTGATACAATAGGTATCGCTCCTCCTAATTGATCTATCGTTTCAAACTTAGTATACCAGTCATTTCCTCTGGTATCACCAATGTATTCTAATTTAATAACCCTATATATACCATCTTTATCTAAAGATCTAAACAAAGGTGGTAGAGAATCACTTGAACTACTTTCATTACTTGCACTATTTGCACTTGGAACTATTCCACCATCTGCATCTATTAAACATTTAGGTCGTCCAAATTCTGGACTTCCATATAAAGCATGGTAAGCAACTTGATCTTGTGGAGCTTTTCCTTCTCTACCTCTAGCAGCATAACAATGCCCATCACCAGCATAAATTGCTATGTGATGGCAAGCACTATCTTTGCCCCAAAAAACCATATCTCCTGGACGTGCTTCTGATTGTGAAATAAATTTACCACCTTCGCTTTTAACTTGTGCATATTGATTCCATGTAATGTCTTTAACTTCTAGCCCTGCTACTTTATAACAATGCTTAACAAAACTAGAACAATCCCAATATTTTATACCGCCAACTGTTTGGCCTCTGTAATCTTGGCTATATTGTACATTGGGGTCATCGCAGATTTGTTTTGCCTCTGCAATGATCTTATTTCTGGTATCAGTTGTAACTCCACCGCTTTCGCTTCCTATCGCTGGTACCGAATTAGAACCACTTAAGTCTATTCTTTTAGCTCTTACTAAACTGTTATCTACATGAATTAAACTATTCAATTTTATTTGTGGGTTTAATAAGCATTGTCCTGCTATTCCAAAATCAGTTTGTTCCGGAGTGCCTATTAGCCCACTTTTAGGATTTAACTCAAATATTTCATTTTTAGGTAAGTCCTTTAGATTTATTAAATTCAATTGTCCATTATCCATGTAATATTGTAAATTATTACTTTTAGCAATTTGTCTTATATAATCACTAGATTTCCCAAAGAATACTTTCCCTCTTGTAAGCTTATGGCCTTTTAAATTATCTGCTATGCTACCTAATGATATAGGGCTCTGAGCCTTACTTACTATGTGATCTACCATACTTCGTGCAGTTTGCCCTCTCATTATAGAAAAATTAGCTACATCAAAATTAATCGCTCTATCTGAATCAAGAGCGATTATTGTTAGCTTATAGGTTGTTGCATCTTCTTTTTCCCTAATAGTTTGTAATATATCCCCATCAAAAATAAGACCGAATTGAGTCCCCTCATATCCCGCCTCTATTGTCACCCTAACCCCGTTTATCATGATTGAATTCTCCGTTTGGGCATTAAGGTTATATATTGTTATTTCTGATGTATTAGGTTCCATCATTATAGTTTTGCTTATATTAAAAGTACAATGTAACTTTGAAACATCTAAGGCATTACCTTTTGAATCTGAAACAGTTATTCTGTATCTCCTTCCAAAGAGTATATCTCCCTCTTTTTCTGAACCTTTAACAACCTGATAATTGGTGGCTTCAATATTTATCGATTGGCCGGAATTATTGTCAATGTTAGCACTACTTGCACCTGAGCTACCCTTAAATTTATTATAATATTCGTTAGCTTTTTTTATCCTTCTATCAAGATGTGCTAAAGCCGCATTAGGTCTCTCCCAACAAAAGCACATAGCTTTTGTTAAGTCTGATATGCTTCCCTGGCCTTTCATGAATTTATCATGTGATAAATAACCACTTTTATTAATCCATTCAAGTGAAGCACCAGTATTGCCTGTTTTGCCAGATAATTCAGCCCATAAAAAATTTAATTGATGAGTTATATCTTTTCCATATGCTTCAAGTTTTGTTCTACGCCCAAAGCTCCATTGACATAAACCAAAACCTTCTCCACTACCTTCTTCAATTAGTTTAACATTAAATTCCGATTCGGCTTCAATGTTACCCATTACGGCAGCAACACTTTGCTCTGGAAGTCCTTTTGCTCTTAAAAAAGACCATACAGTTTTTTCTACCCCTATTTTGTATCACCCCAAACCAATATAAAATCTTTACCTAAATTAAATTCATTTGGATTGTCTTCCATTAAATTAGGATTTAACTTAACTATATATGCAGAACCAATATTTAAATAACTATATTGCTCTAAGAGGTTTAAGCCACATACCAAAGGAAGTGAATGAATTAAGTCCTCTCCATCTGAATCTTTTAAATCCATTTCCCAGCATTTTTGTTCTGTGTTATACCTTAGGAAGAAAAAAAGTTTAAGTTTTTCTTCATCCACAGGAATAGTGCTTGTAAATGTTTGATTCGGACTTGGTGTTAACGGTACTATATACATTTATACAATTCTCCTTTATTTAAAAAGACTAGAAAGTAAACTTTCATCAGCTTTTATAACCTTTTGATCACCCTCATTACTTTCTTGTGATTTATGAGGACGTTCTGATATTTTAACAGTAGTAACACTTACAACAAATATTTGTTTTAATGTAACTGTAGCTCTTAATCCATAAGTAGTTTTACTATCATCAGTAGTTGAAATTGTTTCAACCATCATATTGTTATAAGTGCCTAACCTCGTAACTACTGTAATAGGTAATCTTTTGTGTTGTAAATCTCTAAGCTTTTTATATGCACTTACTGATCTAGAAGTGCCAGAAAATTGACCAGGAACAATACTAGTCATAACATCACTCATGCCTATATCAAAGGTTAGCCTTGCAGCTTCCTCATAAGCATGATCTGCTATGTCTGCTCCTGTTTGTACTGGATGTTCTGTAATATTTAAGGATGTATCATGCTGAGTACTAAACACAGCATCAAAGATAAGGCTTTCTGTACCTGTATTAAAATAAGTTTTTAATACCTGTTCAGCCATCTAAAACACCCCCTGTAGATTCCTTGTATTTATACCTGTTAGTTTTTTACCTATTGCATTAGCATTGGCATTAGGGTTGTTTCCGTAAACATTTATAGTATTGGTGTTACTTACTTTATTGTTGCTGTTAGAGGTTGTTGTATTATTAGCTACACTATTACTATTTGTATAATTTGGAGCAATAGCTTTACTGCCTTTTATATCCTTGTTATAAACCTCAACTTTTTCTTTTACATCTGATCCCGTGAAGAATTCTTTAGTTTTATCCCATACGCCCTTTGACCATTCTCTAATATCCCCCCAAACTTCTTTTGCTTTTTCTCTGATACCTTCAAAAACTTTTATAGCATTATTGTAATATTCATCCCAACCGTTTTCTTTTATTTTTTCTTTTAATGATTCTTTCAAATCACCAAATTTACTCTTAATGCTTCCTATAGCATCAAGGCCCTTTTCTTTAAAAAAACCAAAGACACTACCTATTACAGATTTTCCACCTCTTAAAAATGTGAAGAGATCGTCTAGAAGTGCAATAATTAGTAATATCACTCCAACCGGTCCCGCCATTATTAAAGCTGCTATAACTCCTATTAATTTTAATATTTTCTTTATTGGTCCTGGTATTTTTTCTATTAAACCTATTACAAAACCAACTATTTTAGATACTATTGAAAATATGGGCTCTAGTACTCTAAATATTAATAATAAAATTCTTAATATTATACCTATAGCAGACCCTATTACCTTGGCTATATAAGGTATTACTTTTATAAATTTATCATTGAACCTTGATAACTTTTGTTTAAACTCTGCCAATGGTCCAGCAACATATTTTAAAATATAATGTCCTATCCATTGGAACGCTAGTTTCCCGAATTGTTTTAGCCTCTTAAATTCTAGCCCTAAGCCTTGAATAACTTTTATATTGTCCTTGAATTCTGGTGGTAATTTTAATTGCTGAGAATCTTTTCTTAATTGATTAAATTGTTTTAAAAGAGTTGGGCTTAACCATAAATCTTGCATAGTTACTCCTAATGTTTTAAGAGCACTATCTATATCTCTAGCATTTTCTTTTGTAGTCCATAATTGTCTTGATAATTTTTCATACTCTACATCTTGTTTTCCTAATTCATTTAAGAAGTTACTTATTTTTTTTATTGATGCTACTGCAGCAACAACTGCAGCAACAATAACTGCTATATGTGCCGCCCCTTTTAAAGAAAACTTTAATAGTGATTTTCCTCCATTTACAGCTAATGATTCCGTTGATGCTTCTACATCTTTTAAGCTTCCCGTTGAACTTTTTTTAAAGTCTAATATAGTTTTTTTAGTTTTAGCTATATTAGTAATTAGGCTTTTAAATTTACTATCTGTTTCACCATCATCTTTTACATTATCTTCAGTTCTTTTTATATGCTGTACTTTAAAAGCTTTTATATTTTTTTCTACGCCTTTATATTTTTTTATATTTTTAGGTGCAGGCTTATCTTCTCTTTTACTAATGTCTATTTTGGATAAATCACTATATAGTTTCTTTACAGCTTTTATATCTTTTAATAGCCCATTAAGAGGTTTCTGTAATTCTGGGAATAGTCTTCCTATAGAAGATGATCCAAATAAATTAAAAAGGCTTTTCATAGCGTCACCACTTTCTGAAAAACCTTTCTTACTATTATCATTAAACTTTTTAATTTTTTCTTCTGTTATCTGTATAGATGTTTCTGCATTTTTAGTAGAATTAGAATCTACATCAAATCCTATTCCTATAAGATAACTTTTTATAAGATCTACTGCCAATTACATCACCTCTCTTTCTGCTGCTTCATTTGCTCTGCGTTCATTTTCACTTTTTACTGCCATTATTTCGTGTGCATCTAGTAAATCATCTAATGTATAAGTTCCATCCCAAACCTCATGTTGTTTCCACATTCCAGCCATAACAGGACTATATAAATAAGCATCTACATTTTTAAATTCTGCAGGGATGTAGTTAATTTCTCCGTTATTGAAGTCAAGGGGCTTCCGTCGAAAAAACCTTTCACGTTGAAAACTAGAGATTGAATAGTCAAGTTTGTTAATAATGATGTATCTAATTCAATATTCATAATTCCGAAGTTTCCATACTTATCAAGAACTTTTGCTGGTCCTGCAGGTAATATTTCTTCTACAACCCTAAGACAATTATCTTGTATATATCTAAACTCATCTTCTTGTAAATCAAAAATAGATGACATTAAATCTGTAAGATTAATATCATCTAAGCTAATATCTTCTGTATTATCTACTTTTATATTTTTAAAAATTGGAGTTAATATTTTCATTAGTTTAAATAACATAAATGAGCCTGTTCTTGCATCCATCTTATTCAATCTAAATTTACGTTCATTTATTTCAATATCTTTACATGTTTCTACCATTTAAAATCCTCCTAACTTTCTGTTATTTCTGCGGCCATTAAGTTCCATGTAACTTGTTGGCCTTGAGCTTGATATGATCTATCCGCTAATTTTTGTGGTGTTACACCCGTACAAGTGGTTATATCTCCTAAATTATTAGATTTTATTGATATAACCATTTTAGCGAATTCAGACGAATTTGCTACATCTACGTAATTATACCAACGCAATAAATATTTATTAAGCTCTGACGTTTGTTGCATTGTTACTGCTAATGTACCATTCTTTCCAGGTATTTTTGATATCATGACATGACCATCTGAAGCCCTATCATGTGCTGTTTTATCATCTGCCATAGCAATGGATATACTCCCCATTCCAGCACCACTTGATGATGCAGTTCCTACACCGGGATGTATAAATGAGCAAGTAACATCCTCAAAACTATAAGTGCTATACATAAAACCACCCCTTTCTATCTATTTACATACACTCTGATAGAGACAAATTCTATTGATCCTGCTAATTTAACTAAAATATAAATAGGAGGCGATTTTCTTGCTTCCCTATCAGTTTGAGATTGATTGTCTATGCTATCAGCCAGAACCATGTATCCTCTAGGTAATGTATCACCTGTTTTTACAGATAATATTGATGATGTATTCCAAATACCTGGAGCAATAAACCCTGTATTTCTAGCTTTCTCTAGTGGTGCTGTAATGTAATTTAAAAGATTATCCATTCCAGGATCGGTTTGTGGAATTTTTGATGATGTTTGTAATGCATTTAACACTGCAGATTGTATATTATTTGTTAAAATATCTAAATTTAAAACTTCATCAAATGGTGTTCCATCAGCCATTACTCCATTTTCAAACATATTATAAATAGTACCTCTAGCAATATAAACATTGCAATTATTATTCTTTAAAATGGTTACTTGCGTGCTTGTTAAATTTTCAGGTTCTACTCCAACAACTAATTGATTTTTTAGTGTAAACGCGGAACTTGCAGTTTGAGTATTGGATGCCATAGCATATCCTCCAATCCCTATTGCAGCATTTTCAGTATTAGTAGAATATTGTCCTAGCGCTCTATGAACTCCTGATTTTTTTAATGTTTCAACTACATTACCAGGTTTATTTTCTAATACTTCACTATCACTTGTTGTATAGAAAAAAACGCTTTCTGGACTAGCAGAATCCATATATTTAGCTATTTCTATTATTTCATTTTTCTCAATTCCACAAACATATCCTATATACCATTCGGCGTTTTTCTCTCTACAAGCGGTCATTGCTTGTACTGCACTTTCATTATTTTTATCCCAAACCCCGATAGCCACTTTTGTTGGCCTTGGTATCTGAGAAAAATATAATTGTGCTGCAAGATACTCTGGTTCCGTTCCTTCCCATCCATCTGCTGTCATATCGCCTATTTTATTATAGGTCTTAACTCTATCATTAGGACTTATCACCGTAGATTGTCCAACTATAAGTGCTAAATTAAAATTAGTCCTTACAGCAGTAACTGGCCCCAAACTTACAGACACGTCTACAGTATCGCTTAAAGGTAAACTCATTATTTATCTCCTCCTTTATCTATTAGGAACAATCCTTATATCTGTACCAGTAATATAAGGTACTTTATTTTCTCTAATAACAGCTTCATTAAAAGTTGCACTAAAGTCCGTTCTTTCCCACCATTGGCCATTGTAAGGCTCTGGAAGTCTAGTAGGCATTGGTACATCTGTTATTAAAAAAAGATTCTTTTCTTTGAACTTTTCCATATAATCGTAATCAAAAAGCAGATGTCTAATTACATCTGCATTATCATAGCTATTTGGACCATACAAGGTCCAATTAACCTTATGAACTCTTGTATATCCTGTTTGTTTTTTAGCGTATGCCTTATTATCTTCATCAGGATTAAGTATAATATTTTGTTGTCTTGCCATTTTGTCATCTACTGGTGTTATTCTTAAGTAAACTACATCTTCATTAATACTCCATGCTGGTGCACCTTCTGTTTGCCACGCTATTCTTACCTTACCGTAATTTTCCTCCTTATCTAAATCTATTTCTAGCATTTCACAAGTTATCTCCGCAAAAAAGTCTTCTATTTCTTTTAATTTTAATACTTGATCTGCCATGTCAATTAGCAACTAGCCTTTCTCATAGCTATAGCCTTGTAATATCCATAGTCCACATAAAGACTTACTGAATATATTTTATATCTTTCACCATGCCATAGTAATTCATCTGAAGTACCTGCATTTTCTTTTGAATTATCACCTTTACGTGTAGTAAACATTTCTTGTGTACTATAAATTACTACTTCTCCACCAACTCTATCACCTTCAGGAATCATTTCTATATCTTTTGGTTTTGCTACACTTATAACTCCTGACATATTAATCTTATTTTCACTTTGAACAAATCTTGTCTTTTCCCATTTTCCTGATTTTCTAAAAATAACAAAGTTTTGAGATATTCTAGGATCATTTATTATTCTAGATACATTAATCATTAACTATCACCTTCTTTAATTGTGTAAATGATACTTTTTCTAAGCTCTCCAGTATCTATGAGTGGCTTATCACTACCTTTTCTTTTTATAGTGTCATCTGAGTTCTTATGCCACTTATTTTCAGGATTAGTAAACCAATCTCTTGCTATGTTTTGGCCTAATGTACCTACTTTTTCTAATTCAGGAGTTAAATTATTTCCATCTAAGGTACTTAAAGCAGCTTGTTTCATTTTTTTTGCTATTCTTTCCTTAGAGTTATCCATTGCAGGCTCAAGAACTGGTCTAGGAGGTACATTCCATAAAGGCGAACCATTTTCATGTACATATAATTCATGTGCTTTAGAGTACGGAATGCCCGAATCTAAGTCATGTTGCATTTTCCTTCGCATTGTGGTATCTCTTACACCATGTGTATGAATATATAGTAATTCTGCATTAGTAATTTTACTGTCTGGATGCTCTGTACTATCCGGAACACCAACACAAACAGTCTTTTTAGCTAAATCCTCTAAAGATTTCTTTATATCTTTAGTTAAATCTTTAGTTATGCTAACATTAGTAAATCCATTTAACATATAATCACACCTTTAATGAACATACATACCTCCCTTCCCGAGCAATGTACCTATAGATATTAGTTGTTGGCCATATGTGCTCAAGCTCCAACCATTCCACCCCTCTATATTGTTTGTTGTAATACTATAATCTGTGCTTATGGACACATCTCCAACACTTATAGAAGTATCTAGCCCTTGAGCTTTTCCAGCTTCTAGTATTCCTTTAACTCCACCATTAGCATCTGCAACCCCTTGCAGATATAAGGTGGAAAAATGTGCAATAAATAGACACATTCCATATTTCCATTGTTTATGCCATCTGCTTTCTTTAATACAAGCATTTGCCATATCTAAGTACATTTCTAATACTATTAAGGGAACTGTGTCTTTAAATTGTGGATATACTTGGTTAAAATCATCTAAAGCAAAAGGTGGATTAGTTCTAGGTTTTATATTTCCTGCACTGCCTATTAATCCATTTAATTTACTCATAATATCACCTATTTACTCTTTTCATCTGTTTTAGGTTCTTCTGATTCATTATTACTGCCTTTTTCTTTATTTTTATTTTTACCTTTACTCTTTAAATCTCCATTTTCAGCTGCTATTGTCTGTTCTCTACTTTCTATAACTGTTAATGTTCCATCTGCTTTAGCTAGTTCAAATAAAGGTGTGTCTTTTATCCAATCTGGTGCAGGTTGTATTTCAAAATTTGTGGCTTTATATTGTAAATCCCCATCCTTAAAAAGTAGGACTTTATTTGTATATATTTTCATATTTTCCTCCTTAATAGAAAAAGCTTTAGCAATACACTAAAGCTTTTAATTTATTAATTTAAATTATTTTTATATACCATCTGCATATATAACACATTGATTATATAAGAACTTAACTTGTCCTATATTAGCCATATATGCAGTTAAATAAGCAATATCCTCAACACTAGGTTGTGTCATTCCTCTCATAAGTGGTACTGGTATATCAATCAATACTTTACTTTCATCATTTACATAGGCTACCATTCTATTTGTTCCATTAAGACCTGCACCTACGCACCATCTACTTGGAACTATTACAAGATCTACACCTTGATTTTTAGCTATATTATTTTCTAATAAGTAAGTTAGTATAGATACATTACCAGCTTCACTAACCTTTCTAGTAGTAATATAAGTATATTGTTGTGGGGATATTAATATATGGTTTGGCATACCTCCTAGATCATATTCTGAATTAGTCCATGCCTCAGTTAAGACAGTATTAATATCATCTAATATTTCATCTGGTGTTTTAGAAGACCAATCTGTTTTACCAGATTTACCTTTAGCTACAGTAGTAATCGCAACTGATGAATTGTTTACTAATCCATAAACCTCCTCTTCCTCTACACCTTTATAAGTTATATAATCTATAGTTTTATTGTAGTTTAATCTAATACCATCATCTAAAATACTATCTAAACTTCTTCCTATAGATTGCATTTTTTGTTGATCTATAAAAGGTATCTTTAGTATATTAGACCAAACAAATGTCTTAAAAACATCTTTGCTTGTATTTGCTTGCATTACAGGTATATTATTTGTTTGTCCTCTAATTAAGCCAAGATTATTTCCACCTGTAGTTGCATAATCTACAAATAGGTTAGATGTATTTTCTATCCATCCTCCACCAGTTTTAGCTACTATGTCTCTCATCCACGTAACACTAGTTAATGGCTCATTTAGTTTGGGGTCTCTTTTTTCTAGCTCTCCTTCTAGAAAAGCCATACCTGTTCCATTACTCGCTGCATCCATTGCTGCTCTTGTAGTAGTAGTCACATTTCCAAATGCATTATACACTTGGCGATTATAAGCATTTATATTTGTTGTTAATCCACTCATATATTGTACCTCCTATATAGTCCTAGTAAGAATTGTTACTTCGGCTACTCTATTCTTATCTAGCTTATTTGTAGCCCATTTTAAATTCGGAATTTCTATAGTATTATCTGCGTCTGCTATTGCTTCAAATTGTCCAACTTTTCCATCAGGAATTGCTGGATTTTCTTTAATACGAATAAATACTTTTCCGCCTGCAGTTGGAGTACCGTTATTACAATTAACTGTTATACTCCCTCTGTTAAGTACATCCATAATTTCATTTGGAAGGTATGCACTCGATGAAGAATAATAATCTGTAGTTTGTTTAACTTCTCTTACCGCAATACCTACAAAGTCATTTTCTGTATTTCCTTCACCAAACTTACTATAAGTATTATCTTCATTTAAAATAACAGCCTCACCGAATAATACTGGTGAAGCTGTCTCTTTACTATCTTGTATATTACTTTGTAACTTTCTTGCTGTTATTATAGTGTCTACACTTCTAGACACTGTACCTGGATAACCTAGATTTAATTCAATTCCTATTGCTTTTCCTGACATTATTTTACCTCCTTATAATGTGGATTAAATTTTTTCTTATAAATTTCTCCTATAGATTCTGCTTCTTTAGCTTTTGCATCCTCAACCTTTTTTCTATCCATGGCATTCTTTCTTTGTGCTTTTAATATATCAGCATAACCATTACTCCCTTTAGGCATCTTTTTAGCATTTTTAAATGCACTTAAAAGTGAATCACACGCTTTCTTCTTTTCTACTGGATTACTCATATTTGCTATTATAGGTTTCATAGCTTTCAATGCCATAGCCATAGCTTTGTTACTATCTGCATTAGGTATTGGATTTTTAGGTCTATCCTCAGGGTTAATTACTACGCCATCTGGAATATCCTCATCTATTTGTTCTACTGGAACTGTAACAGATTCTTCTTCATCACCTACTGTATTTTCTTCATCTTCCTGTCCTTCTAATTTATTAATTACCTCATCTATAGCTTCCTCTGGTGCTTTTTCTTTATTTTGATTAGCTATTAACTTTTCAACTAAATTACTTAATTGTGATACTTGCTGTGTAAGTTTAGCTACATCTGGATTTTCATCTTTAGATTCTATTTTTTCTTCCTTATTTTCTTTAGTTTCTTCTATTTCTTCATCTTCCCCTGTTCCTCTTTCCTCCACTAATTGGTCTAAAGTATTGGATATTTCATCAGGCTCCGCATCAGCTGCATAATGTTTAAATCCTAATGCAGTTAAAATATTAGTTACTGGTCCCTTTTTTTGTGGTATTTTTACTTTTTTACTCACTTTCTTCTCTCCTTCCAATTTTCTATACTTAGAATCTTTTATTGCTACTTCGTGGCCTGCTCTACCAGCTTCTACTACTGCTACATGATTGCCACGAATTTGTATCTGACTGTATGTTCCGTCTTCATTTTCCTTATAATCGCATTCATATCCACAACTAACCTCTCTCTTACCCTGATCTATTTCATTAATTAAGGTTGAGTCATAAATAATTAAATCTGCAATTAATAGGTTAGGTTCTTTTTTGTCTTGCCTTACATTTTGTGTAGTACCTTTTATAAATATCTTTGAGTTTTCAGACGTTAGTAAATCTGGTGGATGTTCATCTGTAACGGGCTTACCTTCAAATGATGCAATTGCTGAATTACTAAATACTTCTTCTGGATCCCTATACACTTTTACTAGTTCATTTTGATTACCTTCAATTCCTAATTCTTGAGGTAGATACTCATACCAGCCAGTACGAGCAATAGGCACGTTATGACATATTAAAAAACCTTCTGGTGTTCTAGTCATGTTAGGACTAAATCTTGATCCATAAAACGCTCTCAATCAAATCACCTCCTTTCAAGTAATTTTAGACAAAATAAAAAAGCCTTATTTCTAAGACTTATATTTATTGAACATCTCTAAAATTATAATCATATACTTTCAATATCTGGTCTATATAGCATTTAACTTTTCTCTTAGATACATAGCTATTAGGCACAGGTCTACCTATTATTTCTGCTAATAATTCTTCCGCTGTTGCAGATTTTAAAGTTTTATCTTTATTCTCTTCTTTTTCTACACTTACTATAGGTTCACGTTTTAAAACTAACCCACCAATTGTTATGAATTCTTCCTTCGAATTTAATTTATAATTTATCTCCTGAACTGTATCCTCTGAATAAGTTTCAAATCTGTCTCTATTCTCTAATTCAATATATATTTTGTTTTTATTTTTCTCAGAAGTTTCTAAAGTATTTCCACTTAGTTTTGAAATTGCCTTCCTAATATCATCAGCTCCCATATCATTTGGTGCATTTATTGTTATATTATTTACCCCATTTGGCTTGTCGTTGTTTCTTTTCTTATTAAATATTTTAAACATATAAATCCTCCTACATGATTTCTAAAAATTCTTTCTTTGTCATTCTCACTATTGAGCCATTATAATATACTTTGCATGGCCATTTAATAAAATCAAGACTTACTACAGGCTCTGGATAGCACCTACAATAATAAATATTACCTGCATGATAGTATCCTACAAATTTTTTACCTATTAATTTTTCAGGACTAGGTGGGTTGTTCCAATTAATTAAAACACCCTCCATGTGGTCATGACTTTTTCTTACCCTCTGGTCTTCTGATGTTCTCCATCTATACCAATTAATACCCATATTTTCACATCTAGCTTCAGTTAATGCAGTACTTGTTTTACTTACTTCTGTCCTAGCTATTAGCTTAGCTTTAGATTCTAACATATATGGTACTTTCTTTTGTAAATCCTCTGCTATGCTCTCTGCTCTTCTACCTTTAAATACTTCCTTAGCTACATGCTCTGTAATATCTTTAGAAACATTTAAAGGCATACTCTTAATTAAGTATGCATTCCTTTGTATCTGTTCATTTATTGCCCCACCTATAGGTTCTTTAAGTTCTTTCTTTAATGCTTCATATATTTCTTTACCTTTACTATTTTTCTTTGCTGCTTCTCTCCATGTATGACCTGCATCTGTAAATAAGCTAGTTACCATTTTCATAGCTTCCCTATCCGCATACCTTTTAAACTCTGGACTATTAGCCACTTTCCTTAATTCTTTTATAAATTCCTCTGTTGTCTTTAATTCTTTTAATCTTCTTTGTAGTTTTTTTACCAACTGATTAAGTCTTCTTTTATACATTACTTCTATGCGTCTTTTGGGTTTCCACAACTCCTTAGCTGTATTCTTTTTTGGTATCATACTATCACCAACTATTAATCTATTTTATTAATTGGTATCTCTATTCTCGTAGCTACTAATTTTATATCATGGCCTGATATAATAACATTACAATATGGATTATAGCTCTTTTTTAAATACTCTACTATTGGAGTACATAGTTTTTCTAGCTCTTCAACTTCTCTTGGTTTATTCATCTTCTTCAACCTCCTCACTTGGATAATCTTCTGTTGGATTATATCCTAAAAGATTATTTTCGATTGGCATATCTGGCATATCTCCTGTTGGATCTGCATCATCATCAGCATTAGCTATATCTTTATTAGTTATATTAGTAAACATTCCAGTACTTTCACTCATTTCTTTTAATTCTAGTAAAGCAGTCTTTTGGCTTATTAGACCTTCATTATGAACATTTATAATAGCATTAGTTTTCTTATCTACAATATCAGCTAGTTCACCTTCAGAAGGTGAACCTATAGGGTTAAACTTATAATCTAAGTCATCTGGAATTGCCCCAAATTCACTCATAAACATTATTGGAAGTAATTTATCTAGTGCCGGACATAATTGTGATTTTTGTTTCTGTTCAATAATGTCATAATAATTTTGCAAATCTGATTCACCCGTAGCATTAAATCCTGCTGGACTTCTACCAAATAATTTGGTAACTGGTATTTCTGCAGCACCTGCTATATCTAACATAAAACTTTCATATATTTCATTTAGCCCCGAAAATGTATATTGATGTGTTTCAAAATTATCGTCGTTATTCATAACGTATATTCCCATATTAGACATCAACTGATTTTGTATTTCTATTGTAGTATACAAATCCTTTTGTGCTTGTTCATCTCCTATAGCAAGTAATTCTCCGAGGTCTGCCATTTTAAGTACTCTTAAATTAGCTAAAAATACAAGTTGTGCTATATTCCAGCTTGTATTATCTCTCTTTTTTAATTCGTCAAATATTATTTCTATCTCACTTGCTCCCCATTGCTGCTCTGAATACCTTTCCCAATTAGGTAGGTCCCTTCCTATAAACCTTAAAACTCTACTATGATGAACTTTTACAGTTCCTCCTGTCTCAGTATTCCAATCATAATATGCAGGTAACCCAAAGTCAGGACTAGCAATATCCTCTATAATTTCTTCTGATGGGGTTAAACCGCACCATCTATCTGTTACTATCATTCCTTTAAAACTTCCTGGCATTATCATGTCATAGTCTAATGGTTTATCTAATATATCTTCATGTCCATCTATGATGATTACAGCTCCCGCACCACCGTAAAGCCTTGCCCATTTTAAAGTTTGCAATATATCTCTTTGTACCCTTGTAGTACGCTGCAACTTTGTAAATCTATCTAAGTCATCTGTGGTCATTTGTGAATTTATTTTTATCCAATTCTTACACATATCTTCCGGTATACAATCTATTACTTTTCTTACTATCCAATGCGACCTATAAAGGCTGCTCATTAATTGAAAGTTTTGTGTAAGCCTAGTCATTGGGTAGGCTGTACCTTCTAGTAAATTCGTTGTCCCTGCACCTAACCTAGCTAACACATTAGCAAATGCATCTGTGGTAATTCCTCTTGAAGGTTTTTTATTTTTTTTTAATGAAGGTTTAGAGTTTACTTTTGAATCCCTATTATATTTTTTCTTTTTACCCATTTTGCTAAACCTCCTTTCTTGTTAAATATTTAATACCATAAAAGGCTATATACAAAAGCAAACAAAGTTCCAAATATAAATAAATATGTTATTAAGTCAGCAATCATCAAACTTATCTTTACAAAATAATACCATTTATCTTTTTCAATTGGATTCCATTCGTATCTTCCACTACTTATTCCAACAGCAACAAACAAACACCATAATAAAAATAACACTAATATTGAAACACCTAGAGTAATTAATATTTTAATTTTATATCACCGCCCTTAACTTCATGACTAAATAGTGATTTAGCGAAGTTATAAACTGCAATGCTCTGCAAACGTTGATATTAAGCCATTTTATAACTTCGCATTTTTATTTTTTTACAAATACATTCTCATTTGCATTTTATGCATGAATATTTATTCGATAAATAATGTATATTAGTGTATATATTCATTATTTTATCTTGCTAATCTTCTAGATTTAATTATAGTCTTTACAAAATATCTCAAAGCATCTGCTCCATGGTCATTTTCTTTAACTGGTACTTCTTCACCATGCCTTGAAGCTTTTTCATTCCAAACATAGCTAGTTATATCTTTTATAGTTCTTAGACAATTAGCTTTAACAACTTTTATTTTTCTTTTTGATATCATTGTTGATGTCATCCTTATACCATCACTAACATCATTATCAGCTTCTTTTACTCTATATCCTTTATTTCTTAATGCGGTCTTAAAACTTGCAGCCGAAGGGTCAATAATAACATAAGTAGGATAGTCATCACCAACAAATTTTTGAAAATCCTCTGCATATTCAAAATCTTCTTTTTGTCTTCCTGTTTCTTTACTATCATAATAATATTCATCTATAATCCATATTGTATCCCCATCATCCCAAATATCTAAGAAAACCATGGGATTACTGGTACCATAATCTATAGCAATATATCTTCTCGCTTTATGTTTTAATCCTAAAGGAAGTTGTTCTTCTGTGATCTCATTTTCTTTTGACCACATATCAAATATAGCTCCTTCAGCCATTACCCATAAGCCTTGAATATATCTTTTAAAGAATACACCTACATACATATTGCGATAACGTTGTTTAATTTTCTCCGATAAAGATAAATTATCATCCATAGTAAAATGTAGATATAATATGTTTTTTAAATTTACCCCTTTTGAGATAAGATCGTTTTGCTGTTCTTTACTCAGATATCCAACTGATTTATCTATCCAATTTACTTTAAACCAATGCATTGGACCGTCTGGGTTACAATTAAACCAATACTTAGAATCATCTACAGAACAACGACCCGTTCCTTGATTTACAAAGCTTTCAGGCATTAATGCAACTTCATCAAAAAAAATCCCAGCCAAAGTTATTCCTTGGATGAGATCTTGAGAAGCTTCATCTTTGCCACCAAAAATATAGAAAAAATTTGTTTTCTCATTTTTAGATATTTCTATATAATTTTCTGTTTTATGATCTTTATATTTATACCCTCTACTTAAAAGCATTATTTTAAGCCAAAACCATACATTACGTCTAAAACTTCCAACTGTTTTGCCACACATGGCAAAATTCTGGCTATTAAACCCTTCCATAGCCCACATAACAAATGATAATGACATAGATACAGTTTTACCACTTCTTATTGCCCCATCTGCTATAATTCCATCTGCATCTTTTACTGGACTGGATTCTGTCCACCAATTCAATACTTTTCTTTGCTTTTTAGAGAATGGTTTGAATTTAAATACTACTTTAGTTTTCTTCTTCATCTGCCCAATCCTCCTGAGCTGTACAATTTAATGCTTCAATAAATCCATCATCCTCTATAATTGAATCATCTGAATCGCTAATTTTATCAATTTCGGCATTAAGTTTTTTGTTTTCAAGTTTTAGTCTTTCAAGTTTAAGTTTTTCTTCATCTCTGAATTTTAACATTCCATGTAAAGAATCTATTGCCTTAGTCTTATCATAAAGTTTTATTGATACTCCATACTTATTCTGTTTGATCTCATTTATCAAAGTCCCATCTATTTCATCACTGGATTTAGCTAAGACCTCATTGTATTTATAATCTTCACCTTTTACTTTTACATCTATAAAATCATTTATATCGCAATTTATAATATCGATATTTTTTTGAATTAGATCTTGTACACTCATACCTATATCGTCATAAAATTCTTGCAGTTGTTTTTCAATTTCCTTTCTAACTCCCACGTTTTCCCACAGTTCATACGCATGAGCATTTGCATTTTCCCAACTGCATTGATAAGCTTTCATATATGCTTTAGTTTTATTTCTATATTTAATATAGTAAACACAAAAGAGCCTTTGCTTATCAGTAAGTTCAGTATTTTCTAATACCTCTTTTACTTCTTTAAGCTTAGGCTCTTCTTTATTATTTTTAGTCTTATTTTCTGTTGCAACATTCTTTTGTTGAGTTGCACTTTTTGTTGCAACATTTTTATTTATTTCACTATCCCAATTCTCTCTATTTTTTCTACTTCTTAAAGTGGAGTATTTAACTCCATGCTTTTCTGCAAATTCTTTTAACTTTACATTACCATTTAATTTTAAATATTCTTCTTTGATTAAGTCCCAATCTGGTCCTCTTATATTTTCCATACCACCACCTCGTTGCTAGTTGCTTTGTTTGTTTTGTGAAAACATAACAAACGCTAACTTCCAAAAATACTTTATTTATGTTTATACTTAACATGCTATTCATCATATTATTTATCTTTTAGAGTATCTAATGTATTATTAATCAACTTAGAGTTTACTAATAAAACAAAAAGATTAATACATTCATTTTCCACAGTAAAGTACTTAATTGGAATTTTACCAATAAATAATAATAAATGACTAATTACAATATCAGTACCCATAATACTTGGAGTTGTGACCCAAGTTCTATCATTTTCACTAGGATATAAATCTATATTATTTGCAGAACCATAAATATCTGCATGGATTGACCATGAAGCAAATGTATAAATTGAGTAATATTCACGTAATGTAGTAGTTTCAGCTAATTTTCTAAATGTAATTTTCTCGTTTGGGAAAATATCTTTTGCCCACCCATATTGGTTCCATATGTCTGCATAAATTTTAAATTTTTTAAAATCTTTAACTGCCTTTTTTTTCAGCCCTTGGTCTTTAAGATCCTTTGCCAATTTAATCCTATTACTATTTGAAAACTGCAAAAATTTTCTAGAAATATCCTGAGAATTTTTATTTATAATTTCTAAATATACTCCTAATTCATAAATGTATCTAATTCGTCCTAATGCACAGGAAGCATACCCGCCTTCTAATAAATATATTATTTCTCCAAGTGATTTTACAAACATCATAAACAATCTTGTTTTTGCATGCGCCCTCCAGTTTTCTTCACTAATTTCATTGAATAAAGTACGACTGTATTCAAATCCAAAATCATCAAATAGATTCCATAAAATTTTTAAGTTCACTAATTCTTTTTTATATTTTCCATTTTTAGGATCATATCCATCTTGAATGTCAACTCGCATTTCATTAATATAATTCAACGTAAGATCATTAAACTTCTCTTGTATTTTACCTTTATATTCTTCCTTTATCTTACCATTATTCTCTAAAAATTGTTCCTGTATTTCTTTTATTTCATCTAAATATTTACCTGCAATTTTACCCATAGTATCACTCCTTCCAATACAAATATTTCTACATTTTAGGAGATTTTCCTTCTTTATTTTTACATTTTATGCTATTAATTTTTGTTATGGAAAGTAGCTTACATTATAAAATAAAAAGAGACTTTGATTAAATTATAATAATTCTTTTTCAATTTCTTCTTTTAATACATATATATCATGATTTGATATTTCCATAAAATCATCTATTTTACTTTTTATTTGTTCATAATTAATATCTTTATATTCCGATGCATTTTTATGATCTGGATAACAGTACTTATAATATATGCTATTTGATATAAATACAAAAGCTTTATATTGTGTTCCAAAATCATATGCAAATCTTTTAAAAAAGGTATTGTTTAAATTAAAATATTCAAATAATACCCTTAAATTTTCTTCTGATTTTAACAATTCTTCTTCAAGTTTATCTTTATCTATTCGTGTATCCATATACTCTCTTATTCTTAGATCTAAAAGACAAACATCTCTTGTCGCAGCGCTGAGCTTATTTAGTAATTCTTGAATTTTAGCTATTCTTAATTGCTTTCTTATCATTTTTTTTTCAAATCTTAGATTTAATTGATAAGTTATTACCCCACCAGCAATAACCCCTAGTAAAGTTGAACTAAAAGTCACGAATGCGTCAAAAAAATCTTTACTTATTCTCACTTTATAATCACCCCTTATGGATAATTATAGCATAATTTAAATTTATCTCTGCCTTAAAGCCCCACCTTTGCCTCTATAATAGCTGTCATGTTTCATAAGGTCCATAACATCAGAAAAGGAGAGGTTTTCTTCTTGTTTACCTCTCCTACGTTTTTTACTATTCTGTTTTCTATTTTTATTTAATTGCTTATGTATTACTGGTTGTTGTGTTTCTATTATTTTCCCTACCTTCAAACCTCTCACCTCCTATGCAACATAAATATATCCTCCTCAATCTTAGCCTCTAATCCTAAAGCTAACATATATTTTAAGAAGCTTTCTAATGTTGGGGAATAATTTACTTTTTCCATTCTTGAAACCATCTGTTGAGTTAATCCACTTCTTTCCGCGACTTCTTTCTGAGTTATTCCAGTAGATTTTCTAAATTCAACTAATGATTTAATCAATTTATATTGAACATCAACTTGCTTTATATAAATTTCTAATCCTGGATACCTTTCAATAGATTTTTTAATCTCTTCTTCTGGATCTATCTTATGAAATGGCATTTTATCACCTACAATTTTATAAAATGTAAAAAGCACCTGGAATTAACCAAGTGCCCTTTAGTACATACACAATACATTATATATTTTTTATTTTAGCAGTTACCTTATTTTATACGCTAAGCCCCTGCTATTTCTATGCTATTATTATAACACATTTTAAATGTTTATATATCCCAACTTTGTCTCAAATTCGTATCAATTAATCTCTTTTTAATTCTATTTTTTTAAAATTTCCTACTTCTTTTGGATTCTTTAATTTATATTTTTTATTTTTATGCCCTTTTATTTTTTCTAATTTTATACCATTATTAGTCATAAATTCTGTATATCTATTATCTTTTCGTACATTTTTAAATATAGGCCATGTTTTTAATTCCTCAAAATCTATATTTGATGGACAAACACTAGGTAATAACAAAAAAAATTTATCCATTTCATCTTTTATTGCAAGTAGACACAGTTGAAATTCTGAAGAATATGCTGAAAAATCTTCATTATTTATATCTTCTTCTATTGTAGAATACATTCCTTGCCATTTAATTGATTGCCAATAATTAATTTTAGCAATTAGTTTAGTTTTAAAATCTACTTTTTTTTCATGAATTATTAATTTATATATTTCACCGCTTGTTTTCCATTTTTCTTTCTTCATAAAACTATACCCTGTATCTAAAATATAATCAGCTGCATTATTTACATCTTTACTCGATTTTTTCCATACATCTAATATTATTAAACATCCTACTCTATATACAACGTCAATAGCTTCATTAACGTATTCACTATTAACTCTTAATTTTGTTCCTTTTTCTATTCCAATTCTTTGATTAGAATTTACTTTTGATATGTATATACTATTTACTACTCCACCATTATGTACAAATAAGTTTCTTCTGCAAATAATCTCGATTAAATCCCCTTTGTCGCTATCTAAATAATTCATTTTCATTGAATGCTTATCTTTAAAATACTTACACCAATCATCAAAACCTTTATACATCATATTTTCAATTTCTTTTTCTATTAAATAATTAAGTGCCTCATCTAATGAACCTATTTTCTTAATTTCTTCAAAAGAAAGAGTTTTCTTATTTACAATTGAATCTGGATATCTACTAAAACTTATTCTAAACAGCTCTGCGAACATAGATTCCAAATATACAACCAAACTCATTAAGGCACTCTTATATAATATATCAACTTTATTAACACTAATCTTTACTGTATCTAATATATTACTTAACTTTTCAAAGTCCACATTAGAATCGCCAATATCTTTAATTTTAATTTCATTATCTTTACATTCAACACAATCTAACACACTCTTATCCTTTAAATGTTGCTCAATATTATTTATAAGATCTTGCTCCTTTTGGTTTGAGCCATTAATTTGTATCATTTTTATTTTACTAAATAAAAATACAATTACTGCTGCTGTTTCAGCATTTACTTCATTTACTTCAATATTATTCTTTACCAATAATGGTTCTACACTAGTAACAAATGCTTGTAATGATTCTATATTTTCTTTAAAATTTCTCAGCAAATTTTTATACATTATATCCCTCCAATCCTAAATTAAGTATTCTATACAATAATTAATAATCCTTTAAAAATTAGGTAAGAAAATATGGTTTCTTACCTAATGCTAAGCTTAAATCATCTCCCACAACAAATTTATTGCGATTTGATTATTAATTTTATTATTAATAATCAAGTTGAGTTTATTATTATTCACTTGAATAATATATTTATCTCCCTTATCAGTTTGACTTTTAAATTTTAGATTATTATCATTACTAATTAATTTTATTACTTGCCAAAGTTCATATCTTAATGGCATAAAGTTCACTTCCTTATAATTATTTAAAATTTAGTATTCAAATTAAGTTTACTTCTACAAATAAAAATTATTCCAAATTATTAGACTTTTCACCAGTTCTTCTCTTTTTCTATAGGCCGTTGCTCGTGCTCCACCATACATTTGATTTGCTATCCATTCTACACTCTTGCACTGGGAATATTTCCACTCAATAAACTTTTTACTTTCTTCACTTAGCATAGATATATTATATTTAAGTGGAACTATTTGTCTCTCTAATTCTCTTATCTTTGCTTTTCTCTTTAAAAGCTTTCTTCTAACATATATCCATTCTTTCTCTAGATTTTCAATTCCCTTTATTATTTCATTTTCTGCATAACTAAATTTTTTTGAAGAAGTTTGTACTCTTTCCTCATATGTTATGGCTCGGGATTCCTCTTCTATAAAGACATTAGTTTCTCGAATATCTTTTCTTATTCTATCTTTTTGTTTTTCCAATTCCTCACATTCTAAATTAAAACATTTAATTTGTTGTAAAGTTTTAAAATATCTGTATAACCTACCTTCCGTCTTTTTAAATATATCTTTCTCTAGCATATATGTCCTCCTACTCATAGAATCCATTTTTTCCCCACATTTTAGTGCGAGACTTGTTTTCTCTTCCACCAAAAGGCTTATTTTCACCTAATTTCCTAGCTAAGGCTGCTAATTCACTTAGTTTATCTTTGTGAAATTCACCCAATAGGGTAATAATCCGATCCATATCTCTATCAAATTTTCTAAATTGAATTTTCTTTTCTTCCGTTAATTCTATCCCAGCTAAATCAAATTCATCTAACGTACTATTCATACCGCCTTCACCTTCCTAATTTCCTTTCCATTTAGGTTGTAAACTATCCCATGATCCATATCTATCTTTGCTTTTATCCTCTTTTTATTTCTCTTAAGTACGCATGGATAAGTAATCTTGTAGTCTTCCTCAAATAGCTTTAAATCTCCATCTAAGAACTTGTCCAACTTCTTTCTCCATGCCTCCATGATTAAACCCCCTTTGTATTATCGTTTTAACACTCTAGTACAGTTAAGGTGCAAGAATACGCACACCAATCCTTACACCTATTTAATTTTAGTAAGTTAATCTTTGACCGCAGTTTGAACAATACTTCCAATTCACTGCTGATTTACAAACTGGGCATGCTTGACTTATTGTTTTTGTTCTTATAACCTTCTTAGGCACTTGTTTTTCTAATGTTGATATAACTAATTCATCATAAGGACTTCCATAACCATTGAAATATTCTATAGATTTTTTTATTTCTTTGTCTGTATTTTCTTTTCTTGATTTTAACTCCCTATATTCTGCATCTGCTTTCTCTATTTCTTTTGCAAGTTCCGGATTCTTTTTAATAGCCTTTCTGATTTCTTCTTCTGGATCTATTTTATGAAATGGCATTATTTTTCACCTTCCTAAGATATTTTTTTATATTCGTATTTGATATTTTCCTCACTCAATTGTGCATAAACTTGTGTAGTTGATGGACTTTCATGCCCCATAATATGTTGTAAAACTGGAAGAGGCATACCACTATTAATCTTACAAGTTGCAAAAGAGTGTCTAAACAAGTGAGGATAAACAGATTTGTTTAGACCTGCTCTATTCGCTATCTTTTTAATTTCTCTTTGAACGCTCCTGCCACCTAACCTCCCATGAGGTCTCTTAGATGTAACAAACAATGCTTCGTTATCATCTTTTCTAGTTAATAAATATTTTTTTAATAGAATTTTAGCTTTTGTACTAAAGTAAACCTTACGTTCTTTATTCCCTTTGCCAATTACATTTAAAGACATCTCGTGCCAGTTTAAGTCGTCTTTATTTACTCCTACAACTTCACTAAGCCTACAACCAGTAGATATCAAAAATTCCACTAGTGCCTTTTCTCTATCTGTTTTGGAAGCCTGCCTTAAAAGTTCTACTTCCTCTTCTGTCATAGCATGACGTAACCTCTTAGGTTCCTTGGTTTGTTTTAATTTTTTAGCTGGATTCTTAGGGATATATTCCTCATCATGTAGCCAACCAAAGAAACTTTTTAATATAGAGATTTGTCCATTTACACTAGTTGCTTTCATGTTCTTGCATCTAACCGCTAAGAACATTCTTAAATCCATAGTAGTAATAGTTCCCAGTGGTTTTCTTAAGTGATCTGCAAATATTGCTAAATTATATTGATAGTTTTTTAATGTTTTTAAGCTTAAGCCATCCAGCTTCTTAGATGCTAAGTATATTTGTAATTTTTCTTCGATATCACTTGTTACTAGACCTGTCTCCTCTGGCAATACACGGTATTTATACAATACTTCTTCTGCTATAGTTCTAACCTTCCGCTGGTCTATTTCTGGAAATTCTAAAGATAGCTTGCCCACTAATTTAATTACAACTTCTTCTTTACTACTTGAACTGTACATATAAATACCTCCTTGTATATTGCCATTAAGGCCAGTTTAATTTTGATAGAATTATGATTTAATATTTAAACTCCCAATATTTGGGTTTAGTTAATTCTTTAGCTTGTATATAATCTTTTATTCGTACTTTTATTTCTTCTAAAGTTAAAAATTCATTATATATTTTAAATTCTCCCACTTGTACATTTGCATTATATAAAGTTACTTTTATTGCTCTGTTCGGTACTTGTACATATCTATTTTCATGTACGCATTTAATTTCTTCTAATTTATCAATTATTACAGCCACCTCAAAATCTATATTTTCATTATAGAAAAACATTTAATCCTCCTTAAACACTAAATCTTTGTACTATTGTCTGTAGCTCTTCGTTTGTAGCTTTGTATTGGGTATGTTCTTCATAACCACTCCAGTTATCTACTCCACAAGCTTCTAAGGCATCTAGCTTATCCTCGGCCTTTAATAGTTCTAAGAATCTTTCATTACTTATTTGTACCATTTAATATTCCTCCCTTAATAGGTATAGTAGCCTTATTATTTATACATATTATTCTCATTATCATTTTGTTGTACTTAATATTTTTGAATTACGACGTAAAAACACTGTAAAATTCAAATTTGAATAATACAGTGTTTTAATAAATCGTTCGTCTTTTCAGTTGTTACGTTAAATAAGAATATTCCGTATTATACTTTAGCCTCCACCAGCTCCATTAATATACCAATACTTTACCTTACCAAAGTAAATATACTTATAGTCTATATCATAATAGTCTGGACCGATAGCAGGATTATTACAAATGTATAGTGTACCATATTGTTTGTCAGGAATTGGTAGTTCAGAAATCTCTGTCTTAAATGCTTCTTTAAAATAACCTTTTAAAAATAGGTCCTTTCTTATAACTCTTTCAATAGTTGAATGAGTATAAATATGAAATCCTATAAATGATAATAAAATAGTACACGATAAGATTATTTTAACTACTTTACTTCTCAATTTTTCCCCCCCATAGATTAATTCATCATATTTTACTATTTTAACTTAACTAATGGTAATTATATCATATTTATACTATCTTATATGGTTATTTTTGTAACAAAAGTAAAATATCCTGCTTTTTTAACACTGTATTATTCAGTTTTCAAAGAACATTGTTCGTATTTCAAATTTCAATAGTTATGTCGCCTAAATTTCAAATTACGTATTCTTAAGCTCTACACGCTCCCATGTAAGAAAGCTTCTATACGCTTCAAGTTCTAACCTCAAATTTCTCATAGCTTCTATGCATACACTATAGTTAGTTTCTGCTATGTCTCTATTTAATCTTAATTTTGCAATTTCTTCTTTCCCTTTTGCTAAATCATTTATTAGTGTTGCTGGTTGCTTTTCAAGTTGTCTTAATCTTAAAATCTCTTTTCTTAATGCTACTTTGTAATCATGTTCTGCTCTAGATTTCTTAATTCCTAGTGTTTTTAATTCTGTATTACCTCTAGTTAGTGCCTGTTGGCATGTTTCTATCTTTTGCATTATTTCTATTGGTGTCATATCTACACTTCCTTTAGTATCTTTAAATCTATTCCAGGATATCTAAGCTTAAATTGTTTGTATGTTCTTTTCCATTGCTCGCTTTCATAACCTTTAGTGTCCTCAACTATATATGTTCCATCTTTATTTAAAACTAAGAAGTCTGCACTATAAGTAATTGCTCTATTCTCTCCGTTACCTTCCTGTAATACAAATTGTGGTTGTAGCACAAACCCTGCTATCTCTCCTGCATGAAATAATAATTTAAGTTGGCAATACCTTTTAGCTTCTAATTGACTTCTGAAAAATACTCCATCTATCCAGGTACCTTTATTTTTATATTTTTGTTTTTTCTTAATCTTAGGTTTTTCTACTTTCTGACCCCTATTTTTGAGGTAATCCTGATACTGTTCCTCTGTCCACCTCAAATTTGACCTCTCCTTTTTAAGCCTTTATAATTTTTCTTATAGGTTCTATCCAGGTTCTCCATTGCGTGTAACATATAATCCTGTTCTTTTCTTCTTTCCTTATTTCTCTTTCTTTGCTGAAGTAATATATAAGTTTTATTAGCTCTCTCCCTATTAGACATTTCAGCACCGCCCTTTTAATACAATTTACCGCCCATTAGCCTTCTTATAATATCTTCTGTTTTATATCCTCCCTTATATAATAAAAATTTTCTACACATCTTTTTAACTTGTCTTCTATTAAGTTCTAGTATCTTAATTAGTTCATTTTCTGTATAATAATCTTGGATTAATTTATTTTTTAATTTAGCTTGGAGTTCTTTCTTATACTCCAGGTCTATTTTTTTACACATATGTGGGGAGTTTTTCCCCTTATGATGTTCTACACATAAATATTTAAAGTTTAAAAAGAAATCTAGTCCTCCTTGGCTTTTAAAAACGATATGGTGTTTCTCTGGATATAGCCTACCGCACACCTCACAATGTTTGTATTCTTCCAAATTTTCATCCCCTTTGTTTATAGGACAAGCAGTAAGTTTGTTTATTACTACCTGTCCATGTTTGCTAAGATATTATATTAATGTTTTCCATTTCTTTTAATTCTTCTTCCAAATATGCTTTTATTCTTCTCATGGCTTCATTTCTCCAAGCTCCACCATCAGCTTCAAAAATAGCTGCTTTAGGTCCTTGTTGCATCCTAAATATAAATTTACTTAAAGGTTGTTCAATTTCTGGAAATGTTCTATATGGTGCTAATGTTACTGGATTAGGTACTACTGCTTGTCCTACACTTGCTACACCAGTTTTAATTGTTACTGCTTGAGATACTCCATCATCACCTGTGCTTTTTACTGCTTCATCTTTTATTAAGCCTGTATATTTTAATAGAACCTCTTTATCTCCTACATCCACAAAACTAGATTGAAGCATGATATTGAATTCTTCTGTCCCCATAAATCTGTCATAATAAATATTATTTGGTAAGATAGCTACTGCTTTTATATACATTTCTCTTTCTCTATCCTCATTTAAGGGACTATATAGTCTTACATCATCATGTGATTTTACTTGTATTAATAATTCACTTTGTAATCTATCTGTATTTGTTTTTATATAATCTACTAATCCTGTAAGTGTTGATACTGTTAATGTGTCTGCTAATGGTCCTGTAACCCTATCTAATCCTTTTGTTGAAAAAGTTCCTTGATCTAGTTGAATAATTGGGTCCCTTTTCTCTCCTAAATTTACTAAGTATTCTAAAGCTTCTTTATTTATCATTTTTCATTCCTCCAATTTTATTTTTATTATTTTACTAATTTGATTCCTTTAAGATCTACTTCTTTTTCTTCTGCAGTAGTTAATACCTCACCAGTTTCTTCATCAACTCTCATAGTGCTTTGTCCTGGAATTTGCTTTTTATATTCACTCGCAAGTATTCCGCCTTTCCCATCTGTGCCAATTACAATCTTAGCTGCAAGTGGTTTCGTTGGAGCTAATTTAGGTTTTGCTACTATTGATACTTCTGTTAATTCTCTGTCCTCTCCACTAGCAAATGTCATATCTACAGTTAACTTTCTTTTTGTTTTATAATCTGTATTTGGATCCGCAATGTTTTCTAACACCTCCTTTAAAGCCATATTGATTTTTTCTGCTAATGCTCCATCAGCAAAAGTTTCTAAATTAATCATTTTTTCCATAATATTGTTCTCCTTTCTGTATTAGTGTTTTATTATACTCATACACTACAGATATAGAAATGCCTAGAGTAAGCCTATACCTACAGTATTTAGTTAACTATTAGATTCTAATGTCTTTATTTTGTATCACTTAGCGTTAGTTTTTCTTTGCCCTATTTTCTGATATATGTCTGCTATAATAAGTCCTGTTTTAGTTAAATCTGCATCTGTTTTAATTAACTTATTTCTATTCATTATTAATAATTGTTGTCTTGATACCAAGATTAAATTATCTATATCAAAATTTCTTTTATTACCATCACCAAATAATATTGAATGTCCTTTAGGTATGTTTCCATTGTACTTTTCCCAAATTACTTGCTGCTTTAACCTCCATTTATTCGGCTCTGCTACTTTAATTTCTGTATAGCCATCTACTGTTATTCTTTCACTTCCTACTGGTCTATGATTTATTGGAGTACTACCTTTCTTAAACCATGTTTTTTCACACCCCTTGGCATATACGCCTTTTATTCCTTTATTAGCTGGTACATTCCCTTCCTTGAATTGTCCTGTAAATCCAGTATTTAATTTATATCTACTTATTGCACCTTTTATTTGGCCCAAAGTAAGATTTAAATCAAATTTTTTATTTATAAAATTCTGGATTTCCTTATAATGATGTCCTGGTGTTATTTGCTTAAGATATTCTTTTTCTTCTTTACTCCATATATGAAGAACTTTGTTTTTACTTCCAGTTGTTCTCCCTGCCATATCTATTAACCCTCCAACATTTTAGGCATTTCTGTATTATCTCTTTCTAGTGTTTCTGCCTGCAACTTTTTAGCTTGTAATATAACATTTGCATTAGAAACTATTTGTGAAGCTATTCCCGTTACTGCCTTAGCTCTAGTTATTTCTTCTTTCAATTCTTCTCCTTCTATATCTTCATCATTTAATCTCTCAAGTTGCATAAATAGATGATTATTTAAATCTCCTAGTGTATTTTTCACAATGCTCCCCCCTAATTCCAATTAAAAACTTGAAATACTATTAACTTCTTAGTTTTCCAACCTCTTTTTCTTAGTTTCTTTAAATGTTTGCATATCCTTTGCTTTAAGCTGTAACCTTCTTCCTCTAAGGTATCTAACATACCTATGGCAACCTGTATAACATCTAAGACTTCCTCTGCTATGTGTTCTTTGTCTTTCTCTTGTTATTGCTTCTAATACTTCTCTAGTCTCCTCTACAAGCTTGTCTGCTTGTTTTTCCCATGTATCTTTTTTATCTAGTACCATTAACTGCACTATTTTTTCAACTCCCTCATGCATTTCTTACAAATATTTTTACCTTTGAAATTTATAACCTCTTTAGCTTCTCCGCAGAATATGCAGCATGGCTCATACTTCTTCAATATTATTTGATCTCCTTCTGTGTAAATTTCTAGTCCATCACCTTCTTCTAAATTTAATGTCCTTCTTAATTCCTTAGGTATTACTATCCTTCCTAACTCGTCTACTTTTCTTACTATTCCAATATTTTTCATAATTACATCTCTCCCTTATTTATAACTTGTACATTTTTATCAATCTTGTGTACTAACTCCATCCCAATAATTTTTTCTCTAAGTCATTTAATTGTTCTTTAGAATAATTTCTTTGCTCACAATCATTAAACTTGTCTTCTTTTTTATGAATAACTGTTTTAATATTTTTATCTTTCTTCTGTCTTTTAAATTGCTGTTGCTCTGCTCTAACTGCTTCAACTGTTTTTATATTTTTTTCTAGCCAACTTCTTAATATGCTTTTAACATATTTTATATTTCTTGCTCCATTTTCTATAGCTTTTTCCAATGCTAATTGAACTACTCCTGGATCTAGTCCATCTTCTTCAAATGAATTCAGTATTTCAGCTTCATAACTACTAATTAAATGAAAATTATTATTAAAAAACTCAATATAATTTGGTGTTGTACTACTACTATTATTAACATTATTATCATTATTAACATTATTAACATTATTAACATTATTATCATTATTGTTAGTGTTCTTCTGTTGTTCCTCTGTTGTACCCTCCGCTGTTCTTCTGTTGTCCCTCTGTTGTATCTTCTGTTGTTCTTCTGTTGTCCCCAATCCTTGGTATAAGTCCCAATTTACAAGGGTTAAGCTTGTACCTTTTGGCGACCTTTTTAGTTCTATCATTTGTTCCTTAACTAACACCTCTAAAAATGTTCTTACCTTCTTTCTACTCCATCCCCATCTATCTGCTAATAACTGATCTGATGTTAAAAAACTGCCTCTCTTAACGATAACTAACTCACCTTTAGAGAATGTTTTTTTGTCCTTATGGTTGGCTTGAAGAAGAAGGTCAATCCATGCTTGTCCTCTAGCAAAAGGTTTATCTTCCCACAACCAACCATCTTCCATTGCCCTATATAAACTAATCCAACCTTTTTCTTTACCTTCTGCCATAGTATCTCTCCTATAGTTTCTTATTTAACTCTTCCTTGAATTTCTTGGCTATATGTTCTGGTAATACTACTTGCACCTTTGTTTCTGTATCTTTATCATAAAAACTTAAATTTAAATCATCATATACCAGAATGTCATAATCTATGCTGCTAATTACCATTTCAGCCCTCATGTTATACCTCCATTTCTAATTCCAAGCCTTTATCTGCAATGTAAGTAGGTTTACCTGTCAACCTTTCTATTTCTTTATGAAACTGCGTTGCATTACTATTTCCATCTGATAAATGTATAAGTAGTATTTCTTTAGTTTCTTTTAAATCTGTAGCCTTTAAAAACTCCTTTACATTTTCTAATTCAAAGTGGGATTTGATTATTCTATTTTTTAATGTTTTAGGTAACTCTTTTTCTTCCAATATTTCATTGCTATAATTACATTCAATTAGAATATGATCCACATCTTGAAATTTATATTGACAATAATAACTATCCGTTATAAAAAGTAAATTACCTATTTCTTTTTGATAGATTAAAAACCCCAGTGGCTCTGCTGCATCATGTTGAGTTTTAAATGGTAACACTACAAATTCTCCTATTTTAAATGATTTTTCACTTTCAATAATATTTGTTCTATGTCCTTTTACCTCTATGGCTTCAAAGGTTCCTTTACTACTATAAACATCTATTCCATTTTTAATTAAGTCCTGTACTGCCTTGCTATGGTCCTTATGTTCATGACTTACTAAACACCCCACTACATTGCCTAAGTTGAAATTTAAGCCTTTTAGGATTGTTTTATAAGATAATCCACATTCTATTATTAAAGTTTCATTTTCTCCTTGGAGTAGATAGCAGTTTCCTGCTGATCCACTCCCTAATACTTTAAGTTTCATTTTAGAATCCTGGTCCTTCTAAAGTCATTTGGTTGGGGGATTCTTCCATTTGTTTGACTTCAACCTTTTCTGCTTCAACTATTTCTATTTCTTTCATAGGTTCCTCTGTTTGTGGATTCAAATTCAAAGGTTTAGAATTTGCTTTTTCTTTTATCTCTTCCTTAACTTCATATTCAACATTATTTACTAAATCTTTTTCATCATAAGTTTTATCAGTATTATTAAAGGCTTCAATTAATAAATCACTATCGTCACTAGTATTAGCAAACATTTTGCAAGCTCTATTTATTACGGTTTTCTTTGCCATTTCATCCGTAAAGTTTTTATGAGCTCCACTTCCACCTTTTGCATATCCTTGATTCCATGCATTCTTTATTTGGTTTATATTCATAACTTCTGTATGGATTGGTCCATTGTCTCCTAGTACCACTGCAAAAGCTCCTTTGATTTTACTTATATCAATATTTTCAAATTTAGGATTAAATTTATTTATTTTAAGGGTTGCAGTATCAACATCATATTTTTGTTCAAATTCATCATCTTCATAAATGCAATATGCTTTTATATCTTTTATACCTTTAAGTCTTTTAGTAACTGCTACAGTTCCCATATAACTTCTCATTAACTGCAATTGATTTCCATAAACCACAAAGTAACATTGTTTTTTAGCTGGTGTTAATCCTTGTAAGCACATATCATACAAAGAACCAATTATTGAATTTTTAGTACACACTTCTAAAGCAGGTTTTTTACTTTTATCCTGGACATCTTGAAGCATTAACCATGCACTATTCACTGCATTAGCTACTGAATAATTTTTAGGAAAAACTATTTCATTATTCTTTTTTAATTCTGATATTTTAGCTGCTACTTGATTTAAAGCTTCTTCCTTTGCTAATGTTATAGCTGTTGTATTTTTATCTGCCATTTTACATTACCTCCACTCTTAAATTTTTATCTTTACTTACAATAAGATTTATAATTTGTGAGTTAATATCTATTAAATTATTTATACTTTCTCTGTTATCTATGAATATTGGAGCTTGTACGCTATAATGCTCTGAAAGTGCATTTATGATATCTAGTCCTGCATTAATTTGACTTGCAGTATTTGCATTACTGAAAGGTACTCCATTTATCAATGCTTCACATGTCTCATTTAATCCACCATTTACTTGAGTATCAAATAACTTAAAGCTTACATATTTAAATTTAGAATTAATTGAAGATTCCAATAATTCAACTTTTGTTTTTATAAACTCTTCACATAGATATTCCTGTCCCTCTAGTATTGCTATCTGTTGTGCTATTTTCTTTTCCTGCTCTTGAAGTTCTTGTATTCTATTTTTAAGCTTTTCATTTTGTTCTTTATATGATAAGTCTTTGTTAACTTCTTCAAGTTCAATTTCTAATTTGGACTTTCTTTCCTTAAGTTCTTGGCTTTGACTATTAGCTGTAGTTGATTGTTGTAACTTGGCTTCTAGCTCTGATATCTTAGCTTTTAAATCTTCATATTCTTTATTACTCATCAATGAATCTTTAGGCATATAATTTTTAATTTGTTCTTGTAGTTCTATCTCTGCTGCTTTTAACTTTTCTAAATCTCTACTTGAAGCTTCTAAATTATTTATAGTCTTATCTAAAGTTTCTTTATATTTTTCTAATAAATTCTTATAACTTTTTCCCTTATCTTGAATATCTTTTAATATCTTGGCTTTATTAGAATTAAAGTTTTCCTCTAATTGATGCTTTTTATTTTCTATATCTTCTGTATCGAGAGGTCTTTTACATGTAGGGCAAATACAATTACTTTCATCAAACTCAAAAACTCTTTTATTTTCTTCAAACCACTTCTCTCTAGTTTCATCACGAAGTGATGTATAATGATTCATGTTGTTTTCAATGTCTTGTTTTTCCCTTTCAAAAGAATTTAAAGTATATTCTATTTGCTTTATGTCCATTCTTAAATCATTAAGTTTATTTTCAAATTTTCTTTTAGGCTTATCAGCTTCCATGCTTGCCTTATATTCCATATCTCTTAATTTAGATTTTAAAGAATATAATTTATCCTTTTCTTTTAAAACTTCCTCATTAACTTTAGAACTATCTAATAATTGTTCTTCTAAACTTTTTATTCCAGATACTATTCCTCTTTTTCTAAACTCTAAAGCTTCAAGATCAACTTCTTTTATAGAGTTATTACATTCATCTACTCTATAAGGAATGGACTTAATTTCTTCATTCAGCTTTCTTTTACGTGCTTGTACACTCTTTTTAAGTGTATCTATGTCTTTATCTCCTAAAAGCTCTAACAATGGCTTTAAATCATCTTTATAATTAACAATTTTCTCTGTGGTAATATCTCCAATAATGTCTAGTAAGACCGTTCTTCTATCTTGCCATTTCATGTTAATACTAAAATATAAAGGATTAGTTATAAGTTTAAATAGATTTTCATCTATAATACTGTTTATTGTCTCCTGGTACTCTTTCTTTTTTACTGGCACTTCATCTATTGAATAAATAGTTTCATGTCCGGTAAGCTGCTTTTCTGCTTCTCCTCTTCTTTTGGTCCATTTTTCTTTATATATTTTTGAAAGTGTTATGCTCTTATCATCTACATTTAAAACCCCTGTTACCTCATGTTCTAGACCATGTATTACATTATTGTTACTATCTAGAGTTTTAATTTCAAAGCTTGTCCTGTCCTTACTATCTTTATCAAACAGCAACCATGTAAAAGCATCATTTATAGTTGTTTTACCTGTTGCATTTTCTCCAAATATATTAGTTATATTTGAAAAATCTATAGTTAAGTCTTTTATACCTTTAAAGTTTTTAAGCTTTAAAGAATTTAAAATTATTTGTTTAGCCATTTATATTTCCCCCTTTTTTAATAATTTAGCTTTTAAATCTTCATTTTCTGCTTTAAGTAACTCCATTTTTTCAAGTTGATTTTTTTCGATATCGCACATGTATTGGCAGCTCTCCTCAAGATCTTTAACTGTTTTGTTGAGAGTTTTATTTTCCATTACTATCTCATTAAATATGTTTAAAACTTCATTTGATTTATTTTCTTCTTCCTTTAGATCTGCTACATAATCTAATAAATCATTTAAATCTTTAATGATGAATTTATTATTGTTAAAATGTAAAAGATTACTTTGTGGATATTCATTCCCAACATATACATTTATTAAAGCTGTTATATATCCTGTTATTGCTTGTTTCATCTTTACAAATCCTCCAATCTCATTTAAAATTTAAGTAACGCATTTTAGCTTAATTGTTTGGCTCCTGGCAGGGAGCTATTTTTTTCTCTATATAATTTTCCCAACACTCAAAACAACTACTAGGACTATTAATATCTTTATCTACCATAACTACCTCCTTTCTATGCACATCTTTTAAAAATATCTGAACTTCTTGCTGCAATATATAATACATAATTTAAGCTTGTACGCTTATTAAAATTAATTCTGTTGAATTTAATATTATCTGTTGTAATTTCGCATATAATCGCGAACTCTGCTTTTGTTAAATTGATTCCCCTTTCTTCTAGTAATTTTTTAAACATTTCTATTCCTCCTTTTACTGCTTGTCCCCTTTATGGTAAAATTTTGTTGAAAGGGGGTGCTATTTATGAAATTAAATTATGATCTTATTAGAGATTTATTGTTAGTTGTGGAAGATATCTCTGATGGCTCAATTAATTATCCTGTTGAGAATATTCAAAATGATTATCTATCAAACTATGAGCTAAAGACTATCAAATACCATGTAAAACAGTTAGCTCAAGGAGGTATTGTTGAAGTTCCTAGCAGTAGCATCTATTCTATAATTGACTTAACATGGTATGGACACCAATACCTTGCCAACATAAGAGACAATACTATATGGTCAAAGACTAAAGAATATATAAAACCATTTGGGACTGTAACTTTAGATATAATCTCTGAAGTTGCTAAGTTATTTATTTTAAATAAATTACACCTTAATCCTTAAACCATTTTTCTTACAAATATTTAATGTATCATTGGCTGATAGCTGTTTATAAATCTCTAAAATTTCATTAGTACGGTTATCAGTCAAATTATTTAGCTCTTCTATAATTTGTTCCTTATTTATGTTTGAAGATTTCATTACTTTTTTTAATGTGTCTCGTTCAAGGTCTGATACAATTGCTATAGTTATTTCCCCTGTCTCTAACAATCCTGTTAATTCATAATTTCCGCTATCTATAAATGCTTTGATATTATTTTTACTTATTCTAAATGGATTCATTATTTTTCACCTCCTAAGCTTTTATTCCATGTTTTATTGCCATGTCTTTAACTATGGCTGTATATATTTCTATAAGCTTTTTATCTTGCTCTATAACATCTAAATAATTAAGTTCATCAAGTTTACTTTTAGTAACTCCTTGAAGTGCTAGTCTAGCTCTCATATTTTTTAATCTTATTTTTAAGTCACACCCTGCTCTTTCTTGTAATGCTTTGTAAACTTCTTCTTTGGGTTTCTGGTAATCTTTAAGTTTAAAGCATATCTTAGTTATTAATCTGTTGGTTTCACTTCTCCAACTTTTAGAAGGTATTATTTCTACTACATCCCTAATAGCTTGTACCTCTTCTTTAGTTTCTTTTACTTCTGCTTTAATTTGTTGTTGTTCTAGTTCTGTAGTTGCTAGTGCCTTAAATAAATTATTAAACATTTGTAGTTCTGGGCTTAAATTAGATGTATCTACTATCTTCTGCTTAAGTTTTTCCTCTACTTTTATGAAATAGTCCTTTGCTGCTTCACCCTTAAAATTATGAGTACCCATAGCTAACTTTTTAGCAAAAGATGCACTTAATTTATAATCTTTAGTTATGTTACCCTCGACAACAATGTCGAACCCTTTATAATCTTCTCCTTCTATTGCAAATGAATTTTCTAAAATATTTGTTTTTGCCCATCTTGAAAATTGCCCTTTAGCTAACTCTAAAAAATTGTATAATTTTCTAGCTGTAGTTCTGCCTTCTTCATCAATTTCTAGTACAACTTCTATAGGGGTTAAATTTGTTGTTTCTGTTGCTACCGGTTGTCCATTCTCTATGCTTAAATTCACTTTTCCCATTTGATCGCCTCCTAATTTTTATTCATTCTTAACCTAAGTTCTATTTTAGGAATTATATTCATAGAATATAATGAGAAGTGTTTATATTTTTACAGAAGTTATATTTTTTTATAAGGCTATTCAGCCCTATTTATCTTTTCTATTTAGTTATCTAGCATATAACTTAAGTTAATTACTTTACATCTGTAAGTATTTAAAATGATTAATTTTTCTTTTCAAATTCCTTTAGATCAGGACCTAAAACCTTTGCTGCATTGTTCTCATATAGCTTTAAAAGTGCTTCCGTTACCATTGCTGAAGTATTTTCCCCCATTATTACCTTTACTTTTATATTTCTTTTATTCATAGTTTCCCCCTACACCTTGCTAATCCATAATATGCATTAACAAGGTATTATGATAATTCTTTTTTTGCCATTTACATTAATAGTTTTAAATTTAAATTTCATTTCTTTTTTCCTCCTCGAAAAATATTTCTTCAATAGAGCAATCTAATATATTGGATATTTTTTGAGCTGTAGATATTCTAGGTTCTCTATTGTTGTTAACCAACCCGTGTACTGTAGCTTGTCCTATGCCAGCTAATTTTGCTAATCTGTAAGGAGATATCTTTTTATGTTTCAAAATCTTTTTTAAATTATTCACTTTCTCACCTCCTTAATTTTATTTTCGCATCCGAAACTATGCTTTGATTATATTTCACTTTCCGAAAGTATCCAAAGTTAATTTTATTCCATTTTAAACCATTTATTTAAATTAATTTAACTTTTCTCAAAAATTCTTAATATTGCTTATATTTTCGTATACGAAAATATAGTTATGCTTTTTAGCAAGATTTAATTGACTATATACAATTAAAATGATAAAATATTTCCGTAAACAGAAATATTTTTTTAATAATGAAGGAGAAATAAAAATGAGTATATCTATCTTAGGATTAAATATAAAAAGAATAAGGGAAGAAAAGGGTATTAGTGCTTATAGACTTGCAAAAGATGCAAACGTAGGAGTATCTACTATTTCACAAATAGAAACTGGCAAGCGACAAAGTTTGAATTCTAAAACAGCAGAAAAAATAGCTACTACATTAGGTGTTTCTGTAGATGAACTAATGACTACTGAAACTGATGTTGAATATGTTGTAACAGATATAGAACAAACTATTAAACTTATATTATCAAGTGATGAATTAGTTCTTGATGATATTGAATTAAATGATACTGAAAAATTACAAATCGAAAGTGCACTAAATGCAACATTTGCAATGATAAGAAATCAAAGAAATAGGAGGTAACTAATGAAACGTATAGCTATATATTCTCGTAAATCCAGAGAAACAGATACTGGGGAGAGCATAAAAAATCAAATAGATATGTGCAAAACTTACTTCGACAGAACAAATGAAGATTGTTCATTTGAAGTGTTCCAGGATGAAGGTTTCTCTGGTGGTAACACTAATAGGCCTTCCTTTCAAAGGATGTTGGAACTTGCAAAGCATAAACAATTTGATGTTATTGCAGTTTATAAAGTCGATAGAATTGCTAGAAACATTGTAGACTTCGTAAATACATTTAATGAATTAGAAGAGCATGATGTTAAGCTAGTCAGCATTACGGAGGGCTTTGATCCAAGTACTCCAATAGGTAAAATGATGATGATGTTATTAGCCTCTTTTGCTGAAATGGAACGAATGAATACAGCAGAAAGAGTTAAAGATAACATGAAAGGACTTGCTAAGATAGGTCGTTGGAGTGGTGGAACACCTCCAACTGGATATAAAAGTAAAACTATAACTGTAAATGGTAAGAAAGAAACTTATTTGGAATTAATACCAGAAAAAAAGCAATTAATAATCTCTATATTTGAAAAAGCTTCGGATGGATATACTACGTATCAAATAGGAGAAATGTTTAGCATGTCTCCTAAAACAATTTCTAATATTATAATTAATCCAACTTATGTTAAATCAGACGAATTAAGTGCAAATTATTTAAAATCTATTGGCTATGATGTTTTTTGTGAATTGAACGGTAATGGATATTTAGCCTACAATAGACGACCTAAGAAAAAGGGTAAGAAATTATTTAATGCTAAAGGAATGTTTGTTTCTGTATCTTTACACGAAGCTCCAATTGATTCTAAAACATGGATAAAAGCTAATAACAACCTCAAAGATCGTGCTACAGAAGCTAAACCCAGAATCTCAAATAATAGTTTTTTAGCTCATCTTGTAAAATGCTCTTGCGGTAGTGGTATGTATATACATACCGGACATAAAAAAAAGGATGGTACTAAAAATACATACTTTGTATGTTCTAAAAAGAAAAGTAAAAACAAATGTGCGTCTAAATGGTTAAGAATAGATGTTGTGGAAGCAGAAGTTCTTAATACCTTAAAGAAAGTTTCCTCAAATCCTAAGATTTTAGATGTCTACTTAAAGAAAAAAAACAATTCTGTAAATTATGTGGAATCAATCAAAAATATAAAAAAGCAGATCAATAAAAATACTGAAGCAATAAATGCTCTAACTGATAAATTAGTATTGTTGGAAGGTGCTTCTATTGATATAGTATCTAAAAAAATAAATTCAATAGCTAATGAGAATACAAAATTAAACACACAATTACTAGAAATAGAAAGGAAAAAGATGTTCCTAGAAGTGGATGGGGAAAATCTAAAGCTTCTAATATCTAATATGTCTAAATTTCTAGCTAGATTTGATAGAATAGATATAAATGAAAAGCAAAATTTTATTAAGACTATAATTAAAGAAGTTATTTGGGACAGTATTTCAAATGATGGTGAAGATGAAATCACCATTGAATTTTTGGAATAA